GGGCTATGGCGGTTATGGGGGCTATGGCGGTTATGGGGGCTATGGCGGTTATGGGGGCTATAACTGTAGCCCAGGTGGCTATGGGGGCTATGGCGGTTATGGTGGCTATGGCGGGCACAGTAGTTATAGTGGTGGCTATGGCGGATATGGCGGATACGCATCTAGCCGTTTAAAACTATATGGTTATATTGACGGCAACAAATTGGTCCTACGTACTTTGTTAGACCATTTAGGACTTGGTTGCGTAGTCACTGGCGTTGTGAATATGACTGTTACAATGAGTCATCCAAATACAGTTACGGAAAACGGTGTAACACTTACACTCCCAACTCCAACTGTAACCCAAATTGTTCCTTGGTACATTGTTATCTAATTGGTTAAAGTGAATTATATGCGTTGGTAAATAACAGCGCATATAATAATTCTGGGACCAATGAATGGACGATAAAAAACTAAATGAGGCCTTAGCCTTTGCTAATTACAGGCTCACCTTACAGGTACAGCGTCAAAACATTGAGGCCAGAGTTGAAGCGGCCTTATTAGTATCTTACAATGGTGCTCTTTTTAAAGCATCACAAGCACTTATTAACTTTGTTTCATTGCGAGTAATACGTAATGAACAAGTGCTAGTAGAAGATAACAGCAATAATGTTATCACTATTGAAGATGCTAATGCTTTTTTAAAAGCACTACTAGATGCATATGATTCTGCTATGCAATTAAAACAGCAAGAACAAAAACGACTAAAGTCAGCAAGAAGCACACCTAAAATTGTAGGACTCTAAAATGAGTACCCAAGGCTTCATGATGTTCGCTTACAACAACGAACAATTAGATTATACTCAGTTAGCATTAGTAGCCGCCTACGCTGTAAAAAAGCACATGCCAGACTATCCTGTTGTGTTAGTTACAAATCAACAAAGCTTAGAACATTGTAAAAACACACACGGTCATTTAATGATGGCTGCCGCCTTTGATGACATTGTTTTAACCAATCCCGAATACGAACGCAACATGCGTCTACATTATGACGGCGCATACCATAGTTTCAATGCACAATTCACTAACACCAACAAGCACGACATTTACAACCTAAGCCCGTTTGATGAAACAATTTTGATAGACACAGATTACTTGTGCGGCAACAACAACCTATCAAAGCTATTTGGTGGCCAACACGATGTTGCCATGTTTAGGGATGCTCGCAACTTAAGATGCGAAGAACCATTTACAACAGAACGTTGGTTACACTATGCTGGTATTCGCATGTGGTGGTCAACTGTGGTATACTGGCGCAAGAGCGAAGAAGCTGAACACTTCTTTAACATTTGGTCAGCAGTTAAAAAGAACTGGGAGTATTATCGCTTCCTGTATAAATTCCCCGGTACGTTATATCGCACAGACTACTCTGCTAGTATTGCAGCTCACATGTGCGATGGCTGGACAGACGGTGGCTTCATTGGACAGATTCCCAACTTTATGCGTTATCAAGATCAGCGTGATGATATTGTAGAAGTGCTTGGTCCTAATCACTGGGTAATGATGAGCAATCTGCCAGAAGAGTGGAAGAACATGGTTGTTGAAATCAAAGGCGAAGACGTTCACTTGATGAACAAGAAAAGCATACTTCGTAACTATGATAAGATCATGGAGAACCTAGCATGACATTCTTTGTAATTGTACCGCCGGGTAAAGATAACTTAGCTGAAGTTTCTAAAATTGACATTGGTTTTGTGTTGCCAGGTTCTCGAGTTGAATTTGTCAAAGTTGATGCTGTGCCATCTTCACAACTTAAAATACTTGCTTCTTTGAATTTAGAAGCAGGTGATGTTATTTGTTTTGCTGGACTATGTGTTAGACGTACTACTATTGATATAATAGAGCTATCTAAATCTACCAAGTTGAATTATATGCCAGGTGCCGGAGTTGATCATAGAGGTGTACATATTCCTGCTGGTAAAATTAGTTGTAGGCAACCAATTGAAAAAAACTATCAAACAGCTTGGCCGTACTTAATGGTTATTGGTAATCCTGAAACTGCTAAAATTAGTTTTGAACTATTTGAACATCTAAGTCCTACAGACTATTGGCCTAATTATGTTCCTGACATGCCAGAACTTATACACCTATTAGGCGTAATATCAATGACAGGATATTGGCAAGTACCAGAATGGTTCAAGTTAGTTGACCTTAGCATTAGAGACTTAGAGCTTGCCCCAGTAATGTATACTAGCCATACTTGGCATGATTGGATTGCTTTCTACCCAGCCAACAGCAATTTTAAATTAGAAAATCACGCACAGCTATTTCCTGTATGGCTCGATGGAAGTGAAAAACCATTGGAGCATTGGAAACGTGGCTGATATTGAGTTTGAATTACGTAAGCGTAAAAAGGTACGCCAAGACTTCTGGTCTATAAAGTACAATGTACACAATGGTTACATTGAATCTATTGAAGCTGGCAACAAACTTTTACCGGATCATTTAATTGTATCATATGCCAAAGTAAAAGATATACTGGCTGGTAAACTAAACCAAAACGATTATCGTGTTGCATTCAATGAAAAGCTAGGTGCTCTTGACTTGGTTGATATTAAACGACCTAGAGAGTTTAAAAAGAAACAAGTATGGGTTGGATGGTTAAGCGCAGGCGAAGCAGATCTTAACATCTTTAGCCCGCTGAGAATTATACTATTCGGTGACACTGGTATTATGCGTGTAGAAGCCAGTAGAGAATGGTCTACTAGTTTGCGAGAAACAATGGATAGACGCACAGACCTAGAAGATGTTCCATTCTTTATAAGTGATGTCGAAGATCCACATCAACTGTTAGGTCATGATAAAATTAGACTAGTTGACATTGTAGAACGTGGATACTGGGAAAAACGCTTATGGTCATTCATGGATCATGATAATGTACAGCGAATACTTTACCAAGGGTTGCAAATACGCATAAACATGCCGCCAGTGGCCAGCGAACTGTCATTGACACGTATGGTCCAATACAGTCCATTCACTGGTATCATTGACGAGTCATCAGTTATCAGTCATCGAGGCCGTGGCAAGCATATTTCTGTTTTTACCAAAGACGGCGGCATATGGGCACAAAGTCATTATGAAAAGGGTAATGCTATTGATCATTTAATTGGCAACTTACGTGTAGCAGTTGTAAAAGGAGATGACCCAGAAGATTTTGTTGCCTGGGCAGAAATGCCAGCACTGATGCTAAGACAGCCACAACCATTTGAAATCTTACCAGATTGGCAGTACCAGAGCACTCCAAGTCTGTTATATAAAGCTAACAACATTGATATAGGAGTACTATCTTGAAAACCCCAATTACAGAATTTGACGTAGTGTTTATCAGCTATGATGAGCCAAACGCAGATGAGAATTACGCCGACTTGCTAGAGAAATGCCCATGGGCCAAACGTAGCCATGGTGTATATGGCAGTGATGCTTGCCATAAAGCGGCAGCAAAGTTAGCTGAAACAGAACGTTTCATTACCATTGATGCTGACAACAAAGTGCGCCCAGACTTCTTTGAACTTGAGTTGGACTTACATAAGTTTGATCGCAGTGATGTATTAAGCTGGAGTGGTAAAAACGTTATCAATGGCTTGGTATATGGCAATGGCGGTGTCAAGTTATGGCCCAAGAAGGTTGTTGAGCAAATGCGTACACACGAAGCAGTTGACTGTGGAGCAGGCGCAGTTGACTTTTGTTGGGATATTCACTATCATCAACTAAACAACATTTACAGTGATGTGTATAATAACAGTACTCCATATCAAGCGTATCGCGCTGGGTTTCGCGAAGGTGTTAAGCTTGCTCTAATTGATGGCCGCCCAATGGACTGGCGTCAAATTGCTGATAAAAACAACTTTAAGAACCATCGCAGACTACTAGTTTGGATGAGTGTTGGCCAAGATGTACAAAATGGATTATGGGCCATGTATGGTGCTCGCTTAGGTTGCTATCTAACTAACCTACGCAAAGACTGGGACTACAAATTAGTTGCTGACTTTGAGTGGCACAATGCTTACTGGGCAGAAGAAGTTATGCCACAGTTTGCTGGCACAGAAGTAACTTGCCCTGTTAGCAAGTACTCATATGATGCTTCTAAGTTAATGGAAGAAACCAAAAAGCTTGGCAGAGTATTACATCAAGACCTACGCTTAGAAATTGCTGACCTAGACGAAGCAGGCAGTCGCTTCTTTAAGGCCAGTTACTTTAACCCACATCGTCTTGGCCCAACAGTCAAAGAAAGCGATGTAGAACAGTTTATTGCGGAGTAATCATTGTTAGATGTATTCTTCATCACAATGGGAGAACTGGGTAGCGATGTCAATTGGAATCGTTTACTAGAGTTTGTCCCAAATGCCAAAAAAGTAGAAAATGTAAAAGGCATTTATAACGTACACAAAGCCTGTGCGGAACAAAGTACAACTGATAATTTTTGGGTAGTAGATGCTGATGCGTGGATTGTTAATGACTTCTCTTTTGATTGGAAACCTGATCCTGCTGTAAAGTATTGGAATGTTCCCGAAACAGAATGTGTTGTTATATGGCCAAGCTACAATCCTGTCAACGAACTTGTGTACGGGTACGGCGCAGTTAAAGTATTCCCACGTAAACCTTTTTTAGAAGACCGTGGATGGTCTATTGATATGAGCTTGTCAATTGCCAAAGTAGTTGTATCCAAAGACATTGTCAGTTGCGAAACACGATTTAACGCCACACCCGAATCTGCCTGGATAGGTGCATTCCGTGAATGTGCCAAGCTGTCAAGTTTATCAATGGTAAAAACTCGTATTCGTAAATCTGTTGCCGCAGAAACAAAAAGTTTACTAGACCTTGAAAATCATATACAGTCTCAACCATGGGACAACAATAAAAAAGCAAACTATCGTCGCACACAAACCTTGCTAATACAAGAACGTTATAAAGACGAGCAAAGTATTTTCAAGTACTGGGAAGAAATTGAAACTTACAGTCGACGTAGATTAACTTGGTGTACACATGGATGGCACAAGACAAACGGAAACTACTCACTGCTAGGGGCACAGGCTGGCAGCAAATTTGGATTAGAAAACAGTGACAACCTAGATGCATTAGATCTGATCAATGACTGGGATTGGCTAAAAAAGGAATTTAAAAATGTCAATGTTTAATGTTATCAAGAACCCAACAATCTATAAAAAGATGTTGGATGTTCCTGTTGTGTTTTTAAGTTTTGATGAACCCAATGCAGATGAGAATTGGGAATTGCTAAAGTCAATAACACCACACAAGAACATTGCCAGAGTACATGGCGTTGTTGGATTTGATGCGGCACATAAAGCCGCTGCCGCTGAGTTCCCGAAGAGTGAATATATTATCACAGTTGATGCTGATAACAAAGTTGATCCAAAATTCTTTGATAAGTTTTTACCAGAAGGCATGGACGGTAAAGTTAGCTTTACCTGGGGCGGCCGCCAGTTTACAAATGGCCTAATGTATGGCAACGGTGGATTGAAAATGTGGAGCACAGAACATCTTGCTAATATGCGTAGTCATGAATTGGCCACAGAGGAACGAGATGCTGTTGATTTTTGTTGGGATTTCAACAGGTATAAAGAACTAGCAGGTTGCCATTCTACTGTGTACACCAATGCCAGTGCTTATCAGGCCTTTAGAGTTGGATTTAGAGAAGGTGTCAAGCTTAGTATGGAACAAGGCCAGGTAATACCATTTGCTGATTGGACAACGACCATGCATGCCGCAAACTTTCAACGTTTATTGACATGGATGACAGTGGGTGCTGATGTTGAAAATGGTGCCTGGAGCATGTTTGGCGCTAGGTTAGCTGTTAAACTTTTACAATACGATGACTTTGATTTTGTAAACATTAGAGATTATGCCTGGTTCAATGAATTCTTTGCTGAAGAATCAAAGCATAATCCTACCAAAGCCAGTAAGGCTCTTGGAAAACAAATTAGCCAAGGACTTGGTTGGGTACTTCCAGACTTTGATGAGGATCAGAGTCGATTTGTCAAAATGACTCAATTGCATCCTGCCAAGTCATTGACATACGAAGATGTTCGTTGGAGAACAAATTTAAAACTATTTGGATGGTTCAATGGATAATATTAAACCAATAGACAACAACTCAGAGCTACGTAGTTCGTTGATTTATTTTGTTGATGAAGCCATTGGCTGGCGCAAAAGTTTACATCATTATCAACGTTTCCTTGAAACAGGTGAAACCATTGAACTTGAGCATCTTATCATTGAAGTAGGCCGCGAACACTTTTTTGATTTTTATCCGTTGTTGAATGCTGTTAAAGAAAACAATGACAGAGAAGGCATGATGACAATATATCATGGCATGGAAAGAGGGCTTTACGTTCCAGAGTCTTGGGAAGTCGTCGGGGGGAAAAAACTTAACACAGTAAGCGTTGAGTTTAGTGATAATCTTTTCAACACTACAGCAAGCTGGTGGAAACTTCGAGACTGGACAGAAAACAATATCAAAGAAACTGGGACAGATGGACTTTCAGTTTTAGCACTAGCTCACCAGATTATTATTGATGCTAGAAATGATTTCTACAAGATCTTTGAACTATTTGAAGTACTACTTGGAAACAATACTCTTTTATCCTGTATTGCAGATACTGATATTAAAAAGTTAGGCAAAGTCGTTGGAACATATTATCCACTACAAGCAAGGCACATAGAACGCTTGGCATCAGCTGTGGCAAACAATCCAACTCTAAATTGGAAAGATGCACTAAGTCGCAATCAAGTGAAAAGTAAGTTATGGCTCATTGACAAACTTAAAGAACACAGGATGTATCCAGAGAAACGCAGACTCACTGACCCAGAACACACAACTATTATTGTAGGTGGCTGGGTAGGCCTGCTGCCGTTTCTAATGTCAATGAAAAATATGCATCTAGATAGTGTTGTTAATGTTGACATTGATTCGTCTGTACACATTGCGGCTAACGAATTAAATCTTGGAAACTTTACAAAGTTTAAAAATTCCAAAGAAGATATACGTACCTTGGACTTTACAAAGTTCAAGAAACTACTCGTCATTGACACTATTGTAGAACACTTTGAGAATCATGGTGAATGGGTAGCAACATTACCTAGCAACGCAAACATTGTACTACAAGGCAACGATATGTTCCATGTACCCGACCATGTCAACTGCCATAAGACGCTAGAAGAATTTACCGACTCGTGTGGATTGACTGATAAAAAATGGTCCGGCGAATTACCGCTGTATAAGTGTAATAGATATATGGCTATTGGAAAAGTATGAGCCTGAGAGCAGAACGCACTCCTGTGCAAATAGATTTGCAACGTCTAATTGAAGAAGCAATGAAGTTGACATGGGACGAAGAAACACAACAAACTAGATTTCAAGTTGCTATCCAAAATGGTGGTACGCATGATTGGGATGAAGGGACCGGGTCTAGGCCGGGTGTAGCCGAAACACAATGGGATAAGTTGCATCCAAATTTAGTTGGCACTTGGTGGGACACTGATTTCTTTCCTAGCTTGCCATGGAAAGTGTATCGCACACGTATTATGACTATGGAAGGTCGTAAGTGCTACAGTATACACAAAGATGACAATCCAAGATTGCATATTGCGTTAAAGACAACCAATCAGGCAAGATTTATCTTTACCAAACCCCCAGAGATTATACACATACCAGCAGATGGGCATGTATGGTGGGTAGATACACGCAACGAACACACAGCAATAAATGGCGCAATTGAACCAAGAGTACATTTGCTAATGAGCTTGGCTAACACTGATAAAGATTAATGGCTACATACACATATGAGTTTATATGTAAAAACAACCAACGCTGATGAATTTGAAGAGTATAGAAATGATTACATTGTCTTCTTGAAAAAAATTGCACACTTAAAAAGTCCTGCTTTTGTTAATATGGGTCCACAGATGCCCATGGGATTTTTACATCTGGTTGATAATTTAAAACGTTGGCGTAAGGACGAAGGGCAAATTAGTTTGCTCTATGATGATGTAAGTGGATCAATAGTTGGTATCAGCGCAGTTGAAAAATGCCAATTGTCAACTCATCTTAGTTCAGGTGGTAATCGTTGTTGGATACTTCCAAAGTATAGACAAAACAATGAAATAACAAAGTATCTTTTAAAATCTAATTTGGATTGGACTAGAACCCAAGGCAACGCCGGAATGATGCTCACATTCAATGAGTACAATAAATGGATATATGATACCATTCTAAAACTGTCTACCAACTCTGGTGCTACGCTAGGTACAGTATGGAGCGATTGGTGGGATGACTGCTATGCATTGCCAAGGATGGTACGACTACACAATACTCCGCAATGGGCTGTAATAAAACCATTGAACCAAGAAAGTTGGGAGTCACTGATTGAAGAATTAGACAAGAAGTATGGCGTAAGAGATAAGCCCTTTATCACAACATCAGTAAAAAATGTCCAATATCGTTAATACAGAAAACAACTTCCTTACCTACTACTATAACGATGACCCCAATCAGCGTTGGAGGTATGACAAGTATGACACAACTCATATGCAAGTTAAGGGATGTACTCGTCGCCCGTTCAGCTTTAAAACAGAAATTGTTCGAACAGCAAGAGCATTAACAGCCATTTATCCTGACATTACTGTTTTCATGAGTGGTGGTCTTGATAGTGAAATAGCATTACGAGCATTTTTAGCCGCAGGACTTAAACCCAAGTTAGCAACAGTTCGATTTCCAAATGGAGCAAATGATCATGACATTGGTCCTATGCTAAAGATGATTGCCCACATGGGCCTAGACTGCCAGATTATAGATTTTGATATAGAAAAGTTTGTTGAGTCCGGAGAGTGTTATGAAGTTGCAAAACGCTATCAAGCATATAGTCTATATCAACAAATGCTATTACGTGTAGCAGAAAATTATGCGGCACCAATGATCACGGTCGACGAAGTTGAGTTAGAAAAAATTCCTAGGATTGATTGGGACACAGGCAAAAGTAAGCTAGAATGGAACTTTTTAAAGAAGGAAGACCAAGACGGAGTATGGAGAAGGTTCAACGATAAGACAGGGATACCTGCACTAAACAATTTTTATACATACAGTCCCGAGTCAATGTTAGCTTTTTTAGATATACCAATAGTTGACGATTTAATCAATGATAGAATATATGGCAAGCTTGGATGGACCAGTAGTAAAATTCAAATTTACTCAGACACTGGCTTTCAGTTTAAGCCAAGACCAAAGTTTACTGGGGTAGAAAATTATATGCATCTGTGGAATCAGGTACAGTACAACATTGCAGAACATCTAGGGGAGATTATACCTGCGTTCTATGTAATTCCAGCACTGGAATTAAGAAACAATTTAAGAGTAGGGAAAGAATCAATATGTCATTCATTTTAAAACCGTTAAACGAAAACGATATCGACTTCATGGTAGCGTCGGCTGTTAGCATCTACGAAGACAGTGATCCCGACAAGTACCCTGACTTTAAAATTACCAATGACCTAGACAGGGAAACTCGTTTTAGAAAGTTTTTTAGACTGTTTGTAATGCCTGCAAGATTTAACAATCATAATGTGCGTAAAGCATTTGGATTGTTTAAAGACGACGAGTGTGTTGCATTAGTGGGAGTTAGGCGTTGGGCACACATGCCTAGCTGGAGCATTAGCTGGTTATTAAGTCCTAGTATTGGTCCTCGTTTTATTCCTATGTTTAGAATTATAGTTGCCGAACTATGCAAGTTCCACGAAGAAGCTGGTATGAATGAATTCTTTGTTTCCTATCCGTCTAGTAGAGAATCAGCATATAGCAGAATTATGGCGCCAGTACGTGAACGTTATTACAGCTTTGTTGAGTGTACTATTAAAAAAGGCGAAAGACATTCGTATGGATTTATTCATGAACTAATGGGCGGCGTATTACATCCACACGATATGAGTTTAAGAAGATATATACTGAGAAGAGAGAATACAGAGCCGCTCAACGCCGGCGGAAAAGTAATAAGAAATAAAAAAGAGACTACTGATGACAATAATAGCATGGCTTGATACACAGCGAGAATTATATCGCAAAACCCACCAGATACCATACATTTTAGCTGTATGGTTTCCTTACCATTTAACAGCAATTGCCGCATTTATATGGGCATTTGCAACTGGCTGGTCTTGGTGGTACCCTGTGTGGGCTATACTAGGTTGGATATTGTTAGATGGTGTTGGTAATAACTTAACATTGCATCGCTTCCTAAGTCACAAGTCATGGAAACCTTATAAATGGATGGAACCATTTTTATTGTGGGCAGGTGTTATGGTAGGTGAAGGTAGTCCTTTATGGTGGGCGGCATTGCATCGTGGACACCATCACAGAGTAAGCGATCAGCCTGGCAAAGACTTTCATACACCAGTTGAAAATGGTTGGTTGTGGAGTTACATGGCGTGGCAGTTTGCAGTTAAACAAGATACTGTAAGTTTCCGCTATGCTGTAGATCTTTTAAAAGATAGACGAGTAGTATTCTGCCACGAACACTATAACAAGATTATATTGTGTACACTATTACTAAGCGCATTTCTATTTGGCTTACCATTTACAATTTGGTTCTTTATTGTTGGTAGCTTGATGAGTTTGCATGCCGACGGCCTTGTTAACACGTTTGGTCATGTGCCTGCCGCGGGATATAGAAATTTTAATACCAAAGACCAAAGTACAAATGTCTGGTGGATTGGTTACTTCCACTGGGGTAGTGGTTGGCATAACAATCATCACCAAGAAGCTTCTAGCTTTGATTTTGGTAGTAGTGTAAGCGGTCGAGCACATGAACTTGATCCGTGTATGATTTTAATGATTCCTTTTGCACCTCCTTCGGAAGTGAAACGCTTGTGGTCTAGGCGTAAAGATGCTATACTAGCGTATAACACCAAGGAATAAAAATGAATGTTAAGTTATTGTCTTACTCCCAACCTACAAAAGAATTTGCGGATTTGGGAGTTGCAGACGCTCAGGAACTTATTGCGTATTGCGCCCGTGTGTCCAATCCTAGCAACCAGCTCAACACAGAGACATCAGAAAAGCTTATACGCTATCTTATTAAACACGCACACTGGAGTCCACTTGAAATGGTCAGTGCCTGCATTGAAATTACAACCACGCGAGACATTGCCCGTCAAATCTTACGACACAGAAGTTTCAGTTTCCAAGAGTTCTCTCAACGCTATGCTGACCCAACAAAAGATCTCAATTTTGTTACAAGAGAAGCTAGACTTCAAGACCCCAAGAATAGACAGAACAGCGTCGAAGTCGATGACCAGCTGTTACAAAATGAATGGTACAGAGCTCAACAACGAGTCATCTATGCCGCACAACGTGAGTACGAGTGGGCTATTAAAAATGGCATAGCCAAAGAACAAGCTCGTGCTGTGCTACCAGAAGGACTTATTGAAAGTCGTTTGTATATGAATGGTACATTGCGTAGTTGGATTCACTTTATTGAATTGCGTAGTGCCAATGGCACACAAAAAGAACATCAGGAAGTTGCTCGAGCCTGTGCTGAAGTTATTGCTACAGTATTTCCAATGGCAACAAGTTTAACACAATGATTAAAACCATCAACAACCAACCTTGGATTAGCTTTGACAAGCATGTGGATATTGATGCACTCAATGCTCTTAAAATAGAAACATGCAAAGGCTTTGCACAGAGTTGGTCGGTTGGTCACGTGCTTCCTAGCGTAGCTGGTATTGGTCCTAACTGGCCAGATGGCAAAGATGCATTACCAACGCCTGTTGGCAGAGAACTTGTTGATGTAATGCACTATACTAAACGTAATGTAGATGCCCTAGGTCATAATGAATTGCTAGAACTAACAAAAGACATTAACTCATATGGTTATATGTTCTTAAAGTTAATTGGTGACAACTTGGGCATTGGTTATAACTTGTATCTACGTGCGCCAACTACACAAGACTATAACGACAAGCACTTAGAAAGTAAAACAACTTGGACTAAAGCCGCCGCGAACTTTAAGCCTCTTATCAAATGGGTACACGATCAAAGCATCTTTAGCGAAATTGGTCGTGTTGTTGTTTTCTTTAACGATCAAGATCAGCATTGCTTGATGCATAGAGACCGTAGTGATCTTAATCCTGTTGCTACTCCTGATAACTTTATTTGGATTAACTTATTTCCCGACCGTAAGCAGTTTTACATTTACGATGGTGAAACAGGAGAAGAGCATCCTGTCACTGATCAAGTAGCTTGGTTTGATACTGAAAACTGGCATGCCAGTAAAACCAGTCCATTTGCCGCTTTCAGTATTCGCTTTGATGGTGTGTTTACAAAAGAATGGAAGGCCAAAAACGGCCTTCCTGATTAACCTGTATAAGTTTTGGTAGCCGTTAGCTTACCAGTTTCGTCTTGCCATAAAAATCCCCACGCATTGTTATAACGTGTTATTGTTGGCAAGCTAGGCCACTTAGTTTTAAACTTAAAGTAGTTGTCATTTGGCCAAATTTCATTAATTAGTTTCTTGGCAGGTAACTTGTAAGTATTCCATCGTCCACCTACTTTATCTTCTTTTGTATATAACGCCCAACGTTGATAGTTTTCGCTGTCAAAGAAGTTAATTACATTGGCGGCCATGTACTCTGCTTGTTCAGCAGTTGGAGAGTGCATACTCATGCGATATTTGACAGCTTGCCACTTCATAGCATAGTTGAGCCACCATAAGAAATCATGGTTAGTGTCAATATTAATAGGTGCGGCATTAACAAGATCATAAAGCATTTGTTCACGCTCGTCTCTATGACCCTCAACCTTATCTAATAACCAAACTAAACTTTCAGTTTCCCAGTTGCCATGAATACACTTGTAATCTCTAATAGAGTCCATGTAACTCTTTAAGGTCAAGCTACCAAATAAGTTATCAGCACATTCACCAGTGACACATACATAGTCTGGATTAGTTACAATACTATAAAAGTGATTACTTGAAATAAGGTTATGCCCAAAGTTTGGAAGAATCATCTCATAAAAGAATTCTGGATTCTCTAGTTGACTGTCTTCATTGAAAGCAAGTAGTGTACGGTCTTTGACACGCAGCCATGCAGGATGACTAACAAGTAAACATACGATTAGTGTACTATCTATGCCACCGGAGTATAGTATAACAAGATTCTTTTTATTGGATTCTTCAAATTGTTTTACAATCTGATCTATGCGGTTGTAGCTACAGCTATCAAATGTTTCTACAACGCCAAATTCAGGAATAGGACTATTGTTAAAGATTGGTACTCCGGGAATATCTAATGTGCCAGTACGATCGCTAAGACTAATCCATGGATTAAACATTTTAAAAAAACTTCTGTTTACTGGAGACAACTCAATTGATTCATCAGTTAGTAAACGATGTGGGATATAGTATAATAAATTTTTCATTACATTAACATGCTTAAGAATGAGTCCTCTTCCATAGCGGCTCTAATTTTTGTCATATCTTCTTTGTCTATTGCTTCTCTAATGGCTTGTTGGTGCTTTAGTCTAATGTACTCAAGTTTACGAATAAGACCTGCTTGATTTTCACTTTTTACTTTTATAACATTTGCCGCTGTAAGTATGTCAGTTCCTATAACATTGGCATAGTCTACTACCATACCGATGTCCCCGTTGAGATTGTTGATAACCCTGTCAGCTTGTTTGGCTTTAATTTTGTATGCTTCTTGTTGCCATGGCACCATGTTATTGAATCGTTTATAGCCATGAGCTAGACGCATGCCTAGTTCTATTGTTAAGTTTACCTTTGCTTGCAGTTGCATTGAAAGGATTTTGATATCTTTGGCTCGTTCTTCGTGAATAAATTCGGTAGTACGAGCATTTTTAAATCTTAGCACATAGTCTAAGTTGCCTTTTTTAAATTCATTAGCAATTGATTCGTCAACCGAGTACACTCTACAAATGGCTCTAAATTCGCCACCACATGCACTTTCCAAAACAGCTAGGCTTTCATTCCAAGCAAGTAGTTCGCCTTCAGCAGTACATGCCAATGCTAACCAATTCATAACTAACTCCCTATATTGTTAAGTTAGTTATCGTTGCTTATTGGTCGAGTAATCCCAGATCTGGAACAAACCTTATACTAAGCATTAGACGCCGTTGATTAGATAAATTTTCAACGTTGTGAGGAACATTTACTTGAACTAATGTTGGTTCACTTATCAAGGCACGTTCTGCTATTTCGGGCTTTTCTTTCCATTCAATTTTTAAAAGCTTCAGCCCTTCTTTGGTTTTGTTCTCTACCAAATCATACTTGCCCTTGTACCAATTCATATAACCATGATCACAATTTAAAATTGGAATGTTAAGAGCAAAGTTACTGGCATTTTTTCTTTCCAGTGAATAACCGTCAATGTGTATGCCCGCACTTTCGCCTGGACCGTTTCCAAACAGTATTGCACCCTTTGGTATTCTATTAACAAATCCATGCATTGATAATGGTACATTTAGCACCCTGTACATAGTAAGCATAAATTCAGTATCGTTTATACCAAATGTCTTACTAACCAAGTCAACTGGCTCGTGTGGGACAATTTTTTCTAGAATATAGTTTTTTACTTCTGTCCAAGCAGGGCCAAGGTCAATCCTACTATAATAGGTCATTGTGCTTCCTTGTGCGACTTAAATGTACCAAATAACATATCCCAAACAGGAATGAATAATCCGTAATTTACAGATGTATTGTGATGATGTATTAGATGCCACTTGCCGCTGGTTAGATACGGATATAGATCAAACTTGGGATTATGTTCAACAATTTCTTGTATCAGAGCGGCCCATACGTAGTAAAAAACGCTAACCCACCATTCGCCAGTAATTAAGCTAAAAAGCAATGTAGGAACAACTTCTGTAATCCAAAGATCTAATGTACTCATCCATGTATCGTTGAATAGAAACAGATTGTTCCAGTGCCATGTTGTTTGTTTATTTGTGTTAATGTATCTGTGATGATCTGCATGTGCATTAAATGCAACGGGGAAAAAACGTAACCCAATTGAATGAATTACGCGGTGTATTACGTATAGATATAAAGTCCAGCTTATAAAAACAAAAATGTAGTACATACACTACTTATCACAACTACGCTGGAAGTTTGCCTTCGCTTCCTGTCCAATACTTTTTAGATGTTTCACCAGTGCGAGTAGACCATTCATAAAATTTACGGAAAGCAATGTTAGGTGAATCTTTTTGTAATAGCAAAACTGATGGCCAAGCGTCCCACCAATGCCTACTAGTAGCTTTAAGTTGATCAGTATATGCAATGTTTGATGGGTGCAATCTTAACCCAATGGGTTCATTATTGGTATTAAAATAAACCTGACTTGGCCCATTAATAACTTCATGCTTATCCAAATAGTCAAATGTTGTTTCAACAATATCTTCCCAGACAGAATCAAACTCAGTATTAATTTGAACCCCGTTGCTATTGAAGCGTATACCTTGTATTACAACATGTCTACCATTGTAAGTTAACACATCAATTAGTAGTTCATTGGCTTCTGGTTTTCTTTTATTAAATTTTTCCAATCGTGCAGGATTGCCTGAAATATTATTAAGCAATAGTTGAGATTGAATACCTTCGAGGAACGATTGTCCAGTGAAGTTATACGCAAATCCACCTACAAATTTTAAACTTGAATCCCATTCTTCTCTACGCAGGTCTATTAGAGTTGCATTGTTTTCTATAGCAAATACTTCTTTACTCGGCAGAGGTTGTTGATATTCAGTTGTTACTACAACAGTAACATTAAACTTATCTTCTGTTTTTGTATCAACCCCAGCTCTAATCAACCTGAAAGCTACTTCAGATGGGTTAACAACTAAAAGATGATTTTGTGGATTGGCCATGGTTATTCCTGATTAAAATGTGTAGCAAGTAATGCACCCACGAATCGTGTAACACGAGTTTTAATAAGCTCACTGTTCATCATAACTTCAAAATCAACAATTCGATCTAAGTACTGTTCTAACGACTTTATACCTAAAACTTCTTTGCTTGTTTTAATATCACTCAAATCACTTTGCTTAAAAATTAACTCAGTACCATCATCTAGATAGACCTTTATCCAATCTATATACTCTACTGGAACTTCTTCTACATGTATTTCTCTTAACATGTTTTCAAAGCTACGGTCTTTCTTACGAATGCTCATTACTTGCTCCAAAACATTTTTATTTTATCAAACAGTCCAGTTTTTAAACTGTTTCTGCTTTCTTCGATGGACGTCCTCTGCCCCGTTTCACTTCGGTCGCCGGCGACGGGGATAACTTTTCTTGGACGGCCGCGACCACGTTTTTTGGGTCTAGCTTTTCTGCCTCCTCCCGTAGTCTAATAACCTCTGTTTCAAAGCTATTTGCTTGTGCCCTATATTTGGCGGCAAGTTGTACATCATCAATGACGCCAGGTGGGTTTCGTGCTGGTTCAACAACTCTTGGTGGAGGAGTTGGCACGTTGGTAGCAATATCGCTTGAACGTGTAGAACCAGAAGCCGCTTGCTCATTTCCTATTTGCTTTAACTCGCGATTTAAATCAACTAGGTTAATAGTAACACCAGGGCGAGGTGTCATTGCAACTGACTTAGTTGGAACCTTTACCATCCAGCCACGCTGGTGAATAGTATTAAGCATGTTAGTACCATCGTGGAATGCTTGTCTAAACAAGTATTCACTTGGATCCATGCTAGCTTGACAGTTTGTACTTTCAATTGCTCTAATTAAATCATCATGATATAATTGCGGCAATGCATCAGTTGGAATAACTAACGCAGAATCAGGATCGTTGGGTACTTCTCTAAATACCACAACAATCTTTTTCTGACTGCCGTTTACGCCTACGTGTTTAATAAATTGTGCCATAGCGGCTCCTTTTCTAATTAAGCTTGCTCTGCGGTAACTTCTTCAGCTGGCGCTTCTGCCGGTGCCTCAGCAGTTTCTTCTGCAGGTTGTGCTGGCTCGTTAGCTTTTAAGAAAGCGGCCAACTTATTGTAAGTAGCACCAATGATTTCCATCTCTGGAGCACGGTAGCCACCACGTTGTGCGCCCAACTCAATTGCGCCAGCTAAAACTTTTAAGTCTTGTAGTGTTAAGCCAATTGGTTGTTGGGCTTGTTGGGCTTGTTGTTCTTGTTGTTCTTGTTGTTCCATTTAAATCTCCTAGGTTATAGAACGGAATATATCCACGAATACTTATAGTTAGAATCACCCAAGATTTAACCAAAAAAAACGCACCCGAAGGTGCGTTAAAGGAGCAACTACCTACCCAAATTAATGACGGCTATGTTGTTTATGAGGAGCATAGTTAGCAGTAATACCAAACGGTGCTGTAATGTCATCACTGCCATGTACAACAAACAGCGTGTCGCAATAGTCTGGGTCGCCCCAGCTACCAAACGGATAGCCGTCTGTAAACACTACCAACTGGTGAGGTTGAACATCATTCTGCTTCATCCATTGCCAGATGCAAGTAAAGTCTGTACCACCACCACCGGTAACCTCATACTCTGCCATGCTTCGACCATCGTCGCCAGTAAATGTGTCTTCATTATAAATGTCAGTGTCAAATGTTACAACACGAACTTTATAAGAAGTAAACTGATCCAACGCACCTTGTACCATGCCCAAGAAGTCCATCAACATGCCTTCGTCAATAGAACCAGATGCGTCCAGTGCTACAACAATGTCAAGTTCCTCACCAGGCAATTGTCCTGGCAGTACTGCACCAGTATGCCAAGCTTTGCGGTTAGGACGCATCCATGTGTAGTCGCTTTTAACAGAGCCACTGAACTGGATACGCAACAGGTCCTTCAAGTCCATTACAGGAGCAGTAATGTCTTTTACCAGGCGTTGAATAGCGGCCGGTGTGTTACCTGCACCTGCATTCTTGGCGGCTTGAATAACTGCCTCACGCCACTCATCGCGCAGAGCTTTGCGTTCTTCTTCTGACAGTTTCTTGAACTTAGGCTTGCCTTTACCGTCTTTACCTGGCTTGCCCTCGCCATCACCGTCTTCGCCTTCCTCGCCATCGCCTTCCATGTCCAGGTGATCGTCAAGCGTCATTTGTATAACTGTGGCATTGGCCATTAAGTCATCATATACTTCGTCGGCAGTCTTGCCTTCATACTTACGGTCTGCCAAGATTGGTACTGTGGTAATTGCGGTACCAACACCTTCGCGGATTAGCATGTTGTTGATAACATAGTCACCTGCCATGTTCCAAATTTGTGGCTCACGGTCTCCGCGGCGTGTCATGTGATCAAAGATAATGTGTCCAAGTTCGTGACCAAAGCCAAAAATCATTTCACCATCTGACAACTTGCTAACGAACTCCGAATTGTAGTAAAACTTGCGACCGTCTGTTGCAATAGTCTTGCACCATTCAACTTCTTCCAACTTTAGACGTGTCGCCAAAGGACCCCAGAAGGGATACTTCAAAAGCATAGCAACACGGCTTTTAACTAGTTTATCACGAGCAGGCAATTTAGACATTTTAGGTGGCTCCTATTTGTTTCTGTATGTATCTATTATACTATGTTCTTGGTTCCAGGTCAACCGTTTTTTCTTGTTTATTTTGTGGGCCTGATATATCCCAAATCATTGCTACTTGCGGGTCTCTAAACCAAATATTTTGCTTTGGTATAAAGTCCCAATCCAATCGCTTTAATCCTTGTTCCCTGGCCCATCTGGTAACTTCATTAATTGTGGCTCCTTTGGGATAAGTTCGGACGGACCAACTTTTCCTTTGTTCGCGGAGCCACTCGCTAACATCAGATGGGGTAGGGGGCTGGTCCGTCCAGACCTGGCGGGCTTCTGAGCCGTACATTATTTCTAGTACGGCCCAGTCCCTTGACCTTTTATTCGTCTGTGAGTAAGTTGGCATAGCGTTTGAAGAACTCTGGAAAGTTGGTCATTTTCTTACGATCAAATACAACCTTATAGTTCTTCAATACAGTATGAGCACCCATAATAACCATCTCTGGTTCAAAGTTACTCATCATAAAGCTGAGCCAGTTATCTGCACTCTTGTTAAAGTCTTCCAACTTGCCGCTTCTCTTGCCATCTTCATAACGTGTACGAAGTTCGTAGCTTAGGCTGGTAACCAAAGCATAAGCGGCTGACACTTCCTTGCTCTTGAAGGTGGTAACTTTGCCTGACAGCACATCTGCTGGATCAGGTAAGTCTGCGGCATGCTTACGGTGTGCCATAAACTTAATTGCCATACCTTCGCCAACCAAGCCTGCTACCATATCTGTGTTGGCAGAGTCGGGCATGTCGTCATCCAACATGTCGCTTACAAAACTCCAGGTGCGTGGAGTAGCAAAGGCACGGTCATGTTGTGTAGGATCAAAATTGTACAAGTCGCCTTTGAACTGTTTCAAGAAGCCCACCACGTGTGGATGGACTTCGTTCATAATAGCCCATTGTTCCCAGTCTTCAAAGTCCACTCGGATCTCTAAGTGCATGAAGCGGTTAGCCAGTGGGCTAGGCATACGATATGTAACACCCTTATCACCCATTCGGTTACCTGCGGCAATTAGAACTACATTGCCTGGCAATGTGTATTGTCCAACCTTGCGGTTAAGAATAAGCTGGTAAGCCGCGGCCTGAACAGCAGGAGGGGCAGAGTTAAGTTCGTCTAAGAACAAGAATACAATGTCGTATTCTTTAGCAAAATCTGCACTAGGCAATTCTGAAGGGGTAGCCCACTTCATAGTGTTATCGCCTTGACTGTAGTAAGGGACACCTTTAATGTCCGTTGGATCCATAAGAGCCATACGCAGGTCGACAACAGCAGAGTTGGGCCACTCTGCGGCAACCTGGTTCACCATGTCGGACTTGCCAACACCAGGAGGACCCCAAACAAACACCGGGCGGCGTTTTGCAACGGCGCGGCGAAGAATAGGTTTACACTCGCTAATCTTAACGGTGCGTGTTTCGACTGTATTATTTCCCATTTGGTGGCTCCTACTTAGGGTGTGTTAAAAATTTAATTATAGCAAAGAATGAGGTATTTGTCAATACCCCATTCCGTTGTATTTAGGCAACTGCTTTTGGCAACTCGCGGCCTTCGGGCATAACTTGAGCGATAAACTCGCTTGAGTCAATTTGCTCTTTAGTCATTGGCTCTGGCAGTTCTACAAATTTAACATCTGTACAACCAGCACGGACCAAGGTACGAGTACGGCGCTTGTCGTTAGTGTAGCGAAAGGCACCACGACCCTTTTTGTCAACAGCATATCCAACGTGGGTGAAAGTTTCACCAGCGATAACTTCTGCAATAGCGGCTTCAACGACAGCAGGTGCTACTACAGGAGCGGCAACTACCATTTCCATGACACCAGCGGCACGAGCACGAGCGGCACGTTTACGAATAGCGTCGGGGGTTTGCGAAAGAACTTTAGACATATAAAAACTCCAATTTGTTTGTTGAGTGTGTTATTGCAGAACCGTTCCGCAATAGTGTTACTATACTACAGACCCAGATCCTTGTCAACCTGTTTTTGGTTCTTTGCGTGTCGTTTATATGCAACACGACTCTGCTCAACCTTACCTTTAAAAGGGGTATTTGCAGAGTACAGTTCCACACAACGGCGCTTTGAACGCTCAAGTTTGATTGTGATAGTAGTCCGTTTCATAGTGTTACTATTATATGTGTTTTAGAGCCAAGAGTCAACCGGTTTTTGCACTTTTTTGACTCTTTTTTGTTGTTTTTTGCAACTCTGCTTAAAAAATAAGCAGATTAGTACTTTGTACTACTTTGCTAAATATGGTTATGAATCCACGCCAAATTTTATCAGCCGCTTTTACAGCAAACGGAGGTATTGCTGACTTTAGACCTCAATCAAATGCACTTGTTCCATTGGTGCTACCTGCGCCAGTTGGCACTTCAAACTTTTGGGTCAAGGGTCATAGCTTTCAGCTCAGTGAACGTGTTTGGCAAAACAACAATTCTGTTAAAGTAGTTGGGTTGGTATTCCATTGGTTCCTTGCACAAGATACAGGTGTTGAAACATCTTTAGCAAATAAAATTAATCCGTTGCTTGCATCTGAAGTCTACTATTTTAGAACCACTGACATGGCATGGATGGGCACGGCAGTGACGCAACTATATCCAACTATTGGTTCATTTTTAAGAATTCCAGATCTTACACAAAATCTTACATTTTGGATTAAAAACGATACACCAGTTGCCGCCCCAGAGGTTAGTAATGTTGACCAAAGCTTTTACTGTTCAGTGAGAGCAGGCAAGCCACTACTTACTGCTCCTAGCATCATGAATTCCAACTCAGCAACTATGTCAGATCGTGTAATTGCTTCGAAGATACCTTTGAACATCAGTTGGAGAACAGAAGGTACTAAGTTAAAGTTTGGTTCAACTGGATTAAACTTTAGAATTGAAACGTTAAACAGCAGAATAGATCAAGTTGAAGTAAAGCTCGGCAGTACAAACACAGCACTTGTTAGAATTTAACTTTTGCGTTGAATAGACCTGCGTAACCCATCAAGCCATAGCAAGATATCATCGTTTACTAAACGTATTTCTATGGCATCGTTTTCCCCAAAAATACGGAAGTAACCTGCTCCGTGGTAGTAAGGCCAATCTAAGTGTTGCTCGAGACCAATCAAATGCCCAGGCTTTGGACTCCAACCAGGAGGCATTTGATAAGACCAATATCGAAAGTGTGGTTTCATTAGTTCCCAACCAAAAGCAGTTAAGCGCAAACCTTTTTGCCGTCCTGGCTGGTAGTTTTTAAACACCGTGTATGGTGTTATTTTTGTTGCCTCCCATATATGAGGCACAGGATACTGAGCTAGGTACTCAGTTATCTTTAAAGCTAGTTCCTGACTCATTGATTTTGCGACCTTGTTTGAGTTCAACTACACTAAAATCTGTAGTTTTAAACATTTTGTTCAAACGGTCAGACAAGTTAAATGCATGTCCGGGGTTAGAAAAACTTACCTTTTTATATTTTGGCCCTGGGTACGAAACCAAGCTATTCAGGGTACGTAAGTTAATAGGTTTGTCTTTATAGAATACGGCATATATAGCGTCAGCCGCGAGCACCTCTTCACTTTTATACGTGCGAGGGTTTGTATTTGTTAGTATTATTGTTGGCTTAGGTCTGCTCATGCACTTATTTAGCAAAAGTGCGTATTTAATGGACCTATTAACTACAGCTTAAATTGTTGTTTTGGTAGAATGAATAGTCTTTAGCTTACTGCCGTATGCTACTACACAGCTAATTTCACGATTTTTATTGTCTGTTAGTACAAGAGTCCATTCTCTAGTTTCTCTATTTGCCCAAAAAGACATCACAAACAGATCATCAACTACGCCAGTGGCAATGATATCTTCATTATTGGCATTTAAAGTTGCTCCTACTTCTATGCTAGGGCCGCAAGTCCATTTGCTATCAACTACAACACTTGCGGCCAACACTGGGATACACTTTGCTATAAGATATAGCAATAATCCAAATATGGCAATTTTAGTTATAAGTGGCCGCCAGCCATTGAGTATGTTGTTGAGCATTATCTGAAGCCTTCTGTAATCCATACTTACCACAGAACTTCATAAAATGTGGTCCTACAGAGGGATTACGTTCTTTCTGTACAGCTTCGGCAATGGTTTGATCGAGGATAGCTTTAATATTGTCGGGTTGTGCTGTTAAGTCAATAATAGCTTTGTTGCGCTCGTAATCATCTCTAACCAAATGTTCGACACCTTCGTGGTCGGACCAACGTTGCAACATTAGATTGTTCCACATGAATCCGCGGTTGTTTCTGTCGGCAAAGGCCTCACGGAGACCAACCTTATTCTTTGTCCCCTTCTCACGTACTCCCGGATACGCAGAGAAGACATTGTCGGAGGTGTCGCCACGCATACACTTCTCAAAGAGTAGCCATTGTGGGTCTGGTGCGGCTTTGATTTCACCAGTCTTTTTATCTTTAATAGGCTTACGCTTGTCATCAAAGTATCCTTCATGTGTAGTTAATACGCCCGAGATACCATTGAACAATTGAACATTAGGTGCAATGAGTTGTTCAAAGTCTGTGTCGCTTGAAACGATAATGTGGTTATCGCTTGGATGCAATTGGATCCAGCGAGCAATGAAGTCATCGGCTTCGCATACAGGATTGCGTAGTACTGTTACGTTAGTCTTAGTGCTAATGTACTCGTAGAACTTGTCAAAGCTTTCCCAAAACAGCTTTTCTTCTTCTGCCTCTGCGGTAGTATGTTTAGCACGACCTTCTGCACGATTGGCTTTATAAGGAAGATAGACATCTTTGCGCCAGCTACGACCTTCAAAGCAGAACACAACATGTTTGCCCTGACGATCTCTCCACTCACGTAGAACAGATGCAAGAATAATGTGATAGCTCATGGCCACACGTTCTTCTGGATCACCAGTACGGATCACGTGCCGTGCGCGAAAGAATAGATTAGCGGCGTCAACGATTAGATAGCTCATGTGTGTATTGTAGCAAGAGCTACTAGAAAAGTCAAGCCTGATTACGAGTTTTATTGTTTGTTGCCATTCGGCCCGCTTCGGCTATAAATGAGCCATCTGCCATCCCATCCATACCAACATTACGGCAGAGTTCGGTGAACCAACCATCAACGATTTCTTCTGGTGTAGCACCTCTAAAACCATTTTCTCTTAGGAACAGCACAAAGGCAGGATTCCATTCAAGTTCGAAATAACCTTGCTTTGGATTATTAGGATCAACATGTGCGGCAATAACATTAACCCATGGGTCTGGATTATCCTTCATTGACTTTGCAGTTGGTTTACGTTTGAATAGATTCTTAATATAGGTTAGCATATGAATACTTATTTTGAGAAGTTACCGGTAAACAGCCTAATTTGCTTTTAAGTCAAGGAAGTTATCCCACTTATATGCCTTATGAAAGAAAAAGTTAAAATACTTTTGTGGAACAGCGTGTGAATACGAACCATTTCCACGAAGACCTCTGTCCATTACTTTAGTAAACATGAACTCGTCTTTGAACTGTTTTTGCATTAATGCAACTTTATTTGTTGAAAATGCCACTGGTAAAAAGTTGGTAGTATCAATGATCCATTGAAACAGCGCCATACCTCTAGGATGTTTAGGATAAATGTCATCCATTACAATTATAGCGTTGTCATTTATGTAGTTGGTAGTAAGGTCTTGAAAAATTTCTTGATTCTCTTCAAACGAATCAGCGGCAAGATCAAACATCACCAAATCAAATTTTCTCTGACCTGGAATGCTCTTTAGGCTAACGTACATTTCTCTATGAGGTGGATTGTCTATTTTGTAAAAGGTTGTAAACTTCTGCCAAAAAATAACAAACTCTTCTACAGTTGACGGCGGAACACAATATTTGCCGTGTACTTCAAACATTTGTTGCTTCTCGGGATTAATGTTTTCCAGCTTCCATGTGTCTAGATGAAATTTCTTTAAGAACTTTCCTGAAAACATATCATGTCCTCTAATGAAATTTGCAAGTTCTTTTACATAGGTGCAGTTATCTATTAGAGTCCAATTGAATTTTTTATTGTCTCCGTATAGTGTATGCAATTGTTCTGTTAAGATAGGAAGCATACCAAAATAGCTACCAAGGTCAAGTATATGTTTTGGATTGTGAGCTTCCATGAGAAGTGCAAAAAATACACAATCGGGATAGTGAAAGTTTAATGCAATATCTGGTTCATATAATGAACTACGATCTATCGTTTTGAAGCCTTGCCATATAAAGTTTTCTGTAATTCGAGGTATGTTTAGCATTAAAAAAATCTGTTTTCGCGCTTTTTAATCTCGATTAAGACATTATCTCTCCATTCATTGGATTCTCTATACCAGTTGTCTTTTTCATCAAGTGTGCGTGAACAACCGATGCAGAAATCTTTTTCATCTATAACGCAAATGCCCTGGCAGGGGTTTGATTCATTTGCGTGTTCCATCGTATTAACCTTGTCTGTCATAATAGTCGTGTTGGTTTTCATCAAGTTTAGTGTATAACTCTTTTGGTAAGAATAAGGCGGCAATTCTCCGGCTCATTGGCAAGTTTGTTTCTTTTGGACGTTTAATTAAAGGAGAAACTCTATAGCCCTCAAATCGTAATGATTGTACTTGGTGGCTAAGGCCACAGCTACATATCTGCTTCAACGGCAGAGTATAGAACGTATTATCTGAACTGCAAAGATGTGACCAAGTTTCCATAATGCTATATATCACTTAAGGTGAGTTTTTTCTAGATTTACAATTTCTGCCTTGATAGCTTCAGCAAAGTTTAATGCTGATTGCTTGTTTAAAAGCATATGATGTTCTTGCTTGTGTACTCCATTAACAAGTATATCATACACAGCTTTTAACCTATCTCCCCAACCTTTCCAGATTGGCGTCCACGTAGTGACATAGAAGCTTACTTCAACATCAGGGATGTCTTTATCACGTTGAACTTCAATCCACATTTTAACAGCATGGTCATCGGAGGTACAATCACACTCAACGTTAAAAACTTTAGCATCTCCAAAATCATTGTCGATGCTGATGCCCTGCGCTGGTCGTTGTGCTTTCATCACTTGCCCCAACCGTTTGACCAGATGTCAACGTGCAGTCTAGGACTATATCTATAACCACGTGCCAGTGCTTCGTCTGCAATGTGTCTAGTATTTGAAAAGTATGCTTTGTCCGTGCCACCTACTGGCATAACATAAACTTGTCCACCAAAGCCTGCTTTGCGATACTCGCTAACTGCTTGGTCTACTTCTTTAAAATCTAAGATGTTATCAATAACAAACTTTAAGTAGGTATGTCCTAGTGTTTGATATTCGACTATAACATCGGGCTTAATAGCATCACTCCACTTTTCACCACTGGCACTTAACTTAGGGCTTACGCTAAAAGTTAGGTAGTCTCTGTCTCTACCAAAACGTGTCCATTCTTGAAACAAGTATTCATAAAAGTCTTCGTGTAACTTTTGAGTACCATTGGTTTCAAATGTTAAATTTTCTAAGTCTGCCATGCGTGGGTTGCTTAACAAACTTGGATAAAGCATTTGCCAACCCAACAACGGTTCACCACCTGTAATAACCAAATGTACATCGTTACCATTGTCTTGTAACCATTTATGATTAGGGGTAAGGTCTAGCATTGTGTCAATGCTTTGCTCTACGGAGTAGTTTGGACTAAGATGTTTAAAAGCAGGATGCCAACTTGCATAGCTATCACATCCTGTTTGTGCTAACGGCAAGTCCATGAATGTTTTATATAAGTGAACTTCCTTACCAATGTCATCTGGCTCTGTAGTTTTCTCGCCAGCGGGCAGTCCAAAGCCCGGACACTTAAAGTTGCAACCAAATGTGCGGAAGAACACACTAGGTACACCTACAAAGCGTCCTTCGCCTTGTGCTGAGTAAAAGACTTCACTTACTTTAAATTCATTCATAGATAGTAGACCACACTTTCAGTTTTTCAATTTTGGCTTGCTTTGCTTTGTCAAGGCCAGCTTCTGTTACAATTCCCTTTAATTTTAACAGATCTACCATGGCAAGTACATCACCAATTTCACCTTCTAGGTGCTGTGCATTAGTTAGGGGCTTACCTGGCTTGAGGTTATCCAAACCAAAGCGATGACACTTGCTGACTGCTTGGATTACCTCTGCACATTCTTCACTGAGAATGTTCATAACTTCATGTAACTTGTTATCCATATTAACCTAAGTCCTGTCCGTAATCATCTGTAAATTTATCTAGCTTGTGTCTTTCAATTGCGGCACGAAGTGCTTCTTCAATAAGTGCATTAAAAGTCATATCACGTTCGTGAGCTAGCTTCATATATTTTAGCAATTCTTCGTCAGTGAAGTCAACTGGTACTTGCACACGAGTATCATAGGTTTCACCATTTACAATGGCTTCTAGTTTTTCAAGGAAGTCTTCTTCTACTTCCAAATCAGTGTAGTCAACGTCATCCCACGCTTGGTTACCAAGCGCACCGCGACTAGATGCCTCAGCACTATGTTTAGCCTGATACTTGGGATTGATTAATCGATATGCTCGATCATTTGTATAGTCACATACTTCAACTTCATATACTTTTTGGCTCTTTGTGCTAAACACAATGTTAGCACTCCATCCACCACTACCATGGATGCCATTCCATGAACTTAGTTGATATGAGTTTGAACCATAGCAAGTCCATCCATAGTCGCCGCCTTCGGTAATACGGAATCCAGTTGTTTCAAAAAATTGTTGCAAGCTAATCATACTAACTCCTTAAATTTCAATTAAAATGTCAGGGTTCCAACCTGACTCTTCGCCGTGCGATTCATAACCACGTGGGTTACAAACAACTCTAGTTTCACCAATCATATAATCAAATGTTTGGTGCATATGGCCATGTGTCCATAGTTTAATCTGCGGACGATCTAATATAAACTCACTTAGGTCGCTAGCATAGCCACCATTCATGAGTGTATCGTGTTTGTACTGCTTGCTAATGCTTTGATAGCTAGGCGCATGGTGACCAACAACCACGCACTTCCTGTCTTTGTTGGCATCAACAATTTGCTTAATATACTCAACTGTTTTACGATGCCGGTCCATGGCATGTGCAGGACGTAGTTTAGTATATCCATGCTCGTCATTACGAATAACACGGAAGTCATTCATCATGTCACCAATGGTATGTAAGGTCATTGGATCACCTTTGTTCATGTCAGTCCATAGTGTACCACCTACAAATAGTACACCTTCAATAAACTGCATGTCACGTTCCAAGAAGTATATGTTAGGAAATTTAGCACATTCTTCACGTAGGTGTTCTACACCTCTGTGGAATTCTCCGTGGTAGAATTCATGATTACCAGCAACATAAACCACATGCGGGAATTGAAAACTACAACGCTTTAAAAAGTCGCGAAATAACTGAGCACGAGCCTGTCCAAATTTTAGTGCGGCAATTTCTAAGTGGCTGTACTTTGCTTCGGGGTGGTCGTGTAAGTCGTTGATGATCATAATGTCACCAGACAAAATAAGGACATCATAGTCCTTGTCGTTTTTAATGTTAATGTCTACAAACTCAAGGTGTAAATCACTAACCAGTTTGATCTTCATTGCCAGCTTCCAGTTTTGCTATGGAGTTTAGTCCGTTTACTGGGATTCCATCTTCGTCAACGATTGCAAAACCATCAAAGACAAACCCAGCACCTTTACAAAAGTCTTCAAACGCTTGTAAAATTTCTTCTAGGTTGTCATGATTATGATCTAAGACAAGTTTCCTAGTACCATCATTGTAGCATAACACCCATTGTGTGTCAAGCTCATTCTTGTCTATTTTGCCTAACGAGTGCAATGCTTTAACAATGGTGTCCCAATCTTTATTGCTCATTGGACCTCAATGATTCGTTTAATACAGAAATGGCTCTAATCAAATCAATGTGTATGCCAGACTTAACAAGGGCCGCCTCAAATGTTTTTACATCTTTTGGAAAGCATTTTCCACTAAATCCGTACATACCATCAGCACCTGGAACTGTCCAATGGCTTACTCCAAGTCGACCTTCGTGTGTTAACAATTGTTTAACAACATCATATGAGGCACCATGTGCTTTGCATAATTGTGAAACTTGATTAGCAAAGATAACCTTCATTGCCAAGAATGTATTTGTAGATAGCTTTGCTATCATTGCTTCCAGAGGATCTGTGATAATAGTAAGGCCAGGGTAACTCATTACAAGGTCTGAAAACTCTTTAGCATCACCACCCAATACAATTACATTTGGATTCATTGCATCTTCTCGCCAAGTTGCTTCTCTGATATATTCAGGCCATACAATTAAATCATCACCAAACAATTCAATCAACTTTTGAACCGACTCGATGCTTGATGTACTACGTAAAACAATCTTGCCTTTAAAACCTTTTTCTAATGCTTCGTTAATTGCCGAGTCAACATTAGCTGTAGAGTTTTCTGGAATTGGTAGAGAATCATCTAAGTCTGTGTTTACACAAATTACAAGGTACTCTGCTTTATCCCATGAATCAGGATTAGCAATGATTCCTTTTGGTGGATCGTTAAAAATAACATCAATTGAGGGATTGAAGTTTTTTAGAAAAAGTTCTGTGGATTGGCCAACAATGCCTTGGCCTTGAATGATAATAGAGGTCATAATTTATTTTAACACAAATAGTTTTTAATGTCAAGGACGGATTGCGTACTCTGGATACTTTGCTATGCTACGATCAAGTAGTTCTTCTAGTCGATTTACATCAATCCAGCCTTTGATAACTACAAGAATTTTTCTATACTTTGGATTAAAGTCTGCGCCGTGTAAGTAGTCTTCGTTGTTCCATGAAAACGTATTTGAGTCCTCGGGCAAGCTTATATAATAACGGCCCGACTTAGGCACACGTTTTTTTGAATTGGGCTTATACTTTTCACTTGAGCATAACCAAAAAGTTTCTTTGGGATTTTGGTCAGCTAACTTAATACGTATCTCAGTTGGAAAACGCATAATACCATCAAGCGCTGGAGGCATATTACCATCGTAATGTGCAATAATAGTTTTATGTGCGCTCCATAATCTAATTGAGCGAATTCTTACATAAGGCAGTTCTTCAAATATACGTTTAAGGTATCTGGGTTGCGAGTAAGCAAGGTTGGTTGAAACTTTTGTTTTCCATGCGGCATCTTTAAGAAGCTTTGCATCTTCGTACAATGCAAGACCGTCCCATTGAGTATGTTCAAGTGAAGGGTTGTTAGTTCCAACAGCACCACGGTCAATTATTTGTCTAGCAACGTTTTCTTTTTCTTCATGCCATATACGCCAAAACTCTTCTGGATTGTCTAGTTCAAATTTTGGTACGTCAAGTGGCAAATAAGCAATGCCCTTGTACTTTTCTATAAGTCTTGGACATTGTGAAAGATTGATTAGAGATTCTAGACCCATTTACTTTTCCAACAAATGCGTTTTTTCTTTAACGTCTTTGAATTCATCAGCAGTTTCGAGCTGGGGCTTCTTCTTTAGGATGGTTGGCCAAATCATACTAAGCTCTGCGTTTAATGCAATATATGGATGTTGACTTGCATCAACATCAGTATCTGCAAAAATTGCATCTACTGGGCACTCTGGCACACATACTCCACAGTCAATGCATTCATCTGGATCAATAACAATAAAGTTAGGCCCTTCTTTAAAACAGTCAACTGGGCATACGTCTACACAATCAGTGTACTTGCACTTGACACAACTTTCAGTAACTACATAAGTCATTTATATTTTCCAATTAGATTCAATGTATTCTTTATTATCAGGCTTATTGCCTGTAAGCCCTAGCATACTTCTGTATGCCTGCCATGCTTCTTGTACCATTGGATCTGTATGTCCACCAGTAGGTAAAAGATCTGCCCATACAGCATCTTCTTGCATCATACTTCTATATATACCAAAGTTGCGAGGCTGGTGTATTTTGCCCTCACGAAATAGAACACTGGCTACACCTTGACAGTCAGACTCGTCTAATCCATCCAAGTATCCAGGCCTATACATATATTCTTGAATGATTGGAACCAGTTGTTCCTGTGTTTCAAACCGTGTACCAGCTACAATAACAACAACATCGTTGATATCAACTACATCCATAACAATGTCACGAATACAACGACCTAGGCTAAAACCAACTTTCATAATGTACTCCTGTTCCACCAAGATTCCCAAGGAAAATCGATCCAAATATCGTTTTCCGCTTTGTTAACGCTCATACCACAGTAGTCAGTATACTGGTTGCTGGCCTCATTGTCAACCAAAGCGGCAAACCGTATTGCACTATGCCAATACTTTTCAATAAAATCTGGCTCAATACCAGCTACACTAGACGCCCAATCTTCCATGAGCCACTGTTGTGTTGCCCCTGAATCATTGATGTCATCAACTAACAAGATTTTCTTCCCGGCTATAACATCTTCTGGAGCCCACAGTAAAGATTCTGTTTGCGGGTTATCTCGCAATGATATCTTGACAGCTTCATGCGGCACTCCCAGGTAATGACTCATCATTATGCTTATAGGTAGACCACCACGATCGACACCTATTACAACATCCGGACGCCAGTCCTGCTTTTGCATTTGTCGAAGTATTTCCTGTACAGTATTCTGTACATCTTGCCAGCCTAGTGTTAGTTTATTACTCATTGGAATCTGGTCCGCTTAAAAGTTTTTCTATTGCCTTATACTCATCATACATTTCTTTTAGCATGGGATACTTTTCATGCATTTCAAAATTTGGTGCAATTATTAGTAAACGCCTCTTTAGTGTTTCCATCATGTCTGCCAGTTCGTCGATATCAATTTTACTCTTTCCAGTTTTAATATAACTTTTGTTATCTTCATTGGCAATTGATATATTAGGTTGACTTGATCCTATAGTATATGTAGACTGTCCAATTCCATTGCTACTAAGGTATGCACCGCTAGTTCCAGATAGACCTGTTATTGTTATGTTTCCCAAGTCAATAGGGTTAAGTGGACCCAAGCTAATAGTATCATATGTGCCATTTAAATCTATAGAGGCAGTTTCAATTTCTTCTGCTATAAAACCAGTTTGAGTAGACATATTTGTCTCATCCCATTTAAACTCAACAGGATCTATAGTGGACAGTACATCCTTCAATTTGTTTTTAGTATCATCATTCATACTTTACCGTGGGGCAAATTCTTGTTGCATTTTAATATTGTCAAAGAACTCTTTCTTTGTACTTTGATCATCCTTAAAGGCACCTTTAAGTACTGTGGTCTGTGTCAAACTAGAGTGTGCCATAATGCCGCGATTCTCACAGCATCCGTGCGTGGCTTGAATGTATACTGCTACGTTTTCAGAGTCAGTAGCTTTGCTAATCTCGCGGGCGATGTCGTTACAAAGTTCCTCCTGGAGAGTACCTCGTCTGGCGCACCACTGGGCAATTCTTGTGTACTTCGATAAGCCAATAAGTTTATTAGCGGCAATAATACCAATATAGGCAACACCACTAACAGGCTGATGATGATGACTGCACATACTGCGAAGCTCGCTACGTACAACAAGCATACCTTCATAACGGTCCGCTGAGTCATTTGGAAATGCTGTTGCATCTGGTGGTGTTTCATATCTACCTGCCATTATTTCATTGAAGTACATTTTAGCAAGTCGTCTTGCAGTACCTTTTGAGTTTGGATCGTCTTCACGATCGATAAGCAACCTATCAAGCACTAGTTCAAATGCTTCTGCGGCTTCGTTAATTAACACTTCTTTTTCAGATTCGTTAATGTATTCGCTGATGTTGTCGCCAGCCCAAAAGCGTTTACCTTCACGCCTCATTCTAGAACGAATGTAGCCACCTAAGTAGCCTTCTGAATACCCACCATCGCCTGCCATTGCGTCCAGGCCTGTTTCTTTATTTGTCAATTTTGTTTCTCCGAGTTAATGACGTGGATGTCATATTGTTTATTGTAACATCTATTTAGGAATTTAGCAAGACTTCACTTGGCCAACTTAGCATGTATAACATTAAATCTTCTGCCTTTTTAAAGTGTATCAGTATGGTAATGTTAAAGTCTGGTGCTAACATTATATCCTTATCTGCATTCATCTTACCAAGTTTACGCCAATTAAAGTCGTTTCCTTTGTAATCAGTTGCGGTCCATCTATTCTTGCAATTATCAATCAACCACCGCCTAATGTCTTTGAGTATAAACAATGAAGCGGCGGTCTTGGCCGAATATACTTTATCCTTGGTTTGCGTTAGCATAGAACTCACTTTTACGCAAGTCATCCCAACCACCTACTAACTTACCATCAATTACAATTTGTGGAACAGCACGGGCTGATGGAACGGCTTCTAATAAGTTCTCACGAGTAAAACCATTAGTACCAATTTTATGTTCGGTGAAAGCAATGTTCTTGCTCTTCATCCAGTTTTTTGCCATATCGCAAAACTGGCATTGTTCTTTACTATATATAACGACTTGCATTTATTTTTCCTGTGATGTATCGTATGTTTGTGCAAAGATGTCTTTCTTGACTGCACCAAAATCGCCCGGCCCGTGTCTAACAATGTAGTCGTTGCCCTTTGTGTATGCCAAGTCTCCCCACGATGTATGTAGTGTACCATCGTGGTTGGCTAGTTTGGCATGTTTGTTAATTTTCTTAGGTGTAGCTGTACCATTGCCATTGTCATCATAAAGTGTTTTAAACTTCTCTGGAGTAATAGGATAATTTTCTCCTTTTGGTCCAGTCATAATGTAGTGACCTACTTCGTAGTTAACCGGACCTTCTAATGTTTTTACAGTACCTGGCTCTTTGGCAACTTCATACTTGACAGGTGCGGCCTTTTTAAATGTAGTAAAGGCACCGTCAGTGAACCAATCGTCATTGACTACTGATTCCTTTAAGTCTTTGATTTTCATACATTATCTCCTTTAGTGTCTTCTTGATTTGTTAGATATTTTTCTAAGGCATCTTTAAATGCTTCTTCGGTTAGACCATGCCAACCAATACATTTTCCAGTCGGACTACGACCACACCCACAGCTACCAAACTCTTTGGGGTTTTCTTTAACTCTGATTTGCATTTTTTTCTTTTTCTGCTTCGTACACTCTTTTACGTAAGCTACTAGATGAAAAACTATGGTCACGCCCGTTAAAGTATAGGTCAATGTTTCGTTTGTGGCAAAGTTCCCTGCCAGTGAACTCTTTACCTTCGTATTCTACACCTAAGATGCGAACATCAAGTGGTAATATTAACAGCAAATCTTCTAAGTCTTTTTCAGTATTGTAGACCCAAATTTCATCTACATACTTATTTCCTCGTAGTTGCATTTGGCGTTCAATGATACTTTGTATAGGCTTATTTTTTGTAGCCCTATCTAATGTAGGATCGTTTTGTAAGCCTACAATTAGATAATCACATTGTGTCTTTGCTTCTTGCAACATAGAAACATGACCAGCATGTAACAAATCAAATGTTGAACAAGTAAATCCTACTTTCAAGCTCTGCTCCTGTATTCTACAGAGTTGTACCATGCCCATGCAGTTTTAACAATGTTGTCAATACTACTAGAATCAGTCTTCCAACCTGTTTCTTTCTTAAATTTATATGCACTGGCAACTAGCGTAGCAGGGTCGCCTTCTCGTCTTGGTCCAGTATGTGTTAATACCATTCTTCCCGTGATACGTTCAACGCTGGCAATGATTTCTTTAATGCTTACACCTTGGCCAGATCCTAGGTTGTATTCTACTGAGGATCCTGGTGACATGCCTTCGGAATACAATGTTGATAGGTAATGTGCATTAGCAATGTCTTCTACATGTAGATAGTCACGTACACAGGTACCATCGGTAGTAGGGTAATCTGTGCCGTTAAGAGTAAACACACCCTTGTCAACAATTGTTTCCATGATGCGAGCAATTAAATGAGTTGCTTGTTTCAATTGGCCATGTCTTACTTTTGAATCAGCACCACAGGCATTGAAGTAACGCAATGCTACAGTTTTAAATCCATAGCCTTTAGCACAGTCCCGTAATACTTGCTCTGCCATTAACTTGCTTTGACCATATGGACTAATTGGAGACTTATCGCTTTGCTCTGTTAATGATGTACTATTGCCAGGGTCTCCATAAACTGCGGCACTGGAAGAAAACACTACAGTTTTTTTCCAACCTCTACTGGCAAGTGTGCTTAATAGACGAGCAGTATTACCTACATTGTTTAGATAGTAAGGACCTGGATCGGTCATACTAGGCCCAACTAAACTTGTGCCAGCAATGTGAATAAGTGCTGATGGATTCTTATCAATCATTAAATTGATAAACATAGGATTGGTAAAGTCGCCTGTGACAAAGGAATCTACAACACCACGTATCCATGGAGCAGTAGTATTTCTATCTACTCCAATAACGTGATATCCTAGATCCTTAAATCTTAGAACAGTTTGTCCGCCAATATAACCATTGCAACCAGTTATAGCTACGCACTTATCCATTAGTACTTTGCTCCTGATACATGATCACGATAGCGATTGCCTGAGCGATTCCATGGTGTAGCTTTACATTCCATACCACCTTCGGCAACAGTCCCAGCAGTTTCCATAATGTCAATGATGCGATCAACAGTACCATTGTTCCAATCGCTAATCTTACCTTGACGAACATGAACACCAGCTAGTTGAATACGAAGCTTGTTTATAGCGTCATCTAAACTCCATGGAACATATAACCTGGTATGGTCATTGGCAAATGTCTCAGGAAAGCTACGATAGGCAGGATACAAAACATTACAACCAAGAGCATCGGCCTCGCTAACGGTGTTTGAAACCCAGTCTTGTAAAGCACAGTTGAACAGAACACGGCTATCATTGACAATACTATAATACTCATTTTTACTTAGGTCCTCGTAGATTTTGAGTTTGTTTTGTTCTGCCATCTTGTAAGCACGTTCCAAATACTTTGGATTGTTACTGCGTAACGGACCGCCACTTAGTACTGCGAACTCAACTGGATAGCCTGGCCATTGACGATGCCATTCTTCAATAAGATCCATAAAGAAGTCGGGTTGCTTCTCTTGGTCAAACCTTGCCGCAAAAATTACACGGTGTGCTCTTTCTGGGAAAGATTTAATTTTATTATTAACACGACCTTGTACTTCTTCCTTACCAAATGCCAGTCCGCTAATGTTATAGATAGGAGCAGTCCAGTTTGCAATACGCATATGAGCTACCATCTCTTCGTTTGTTGCAAGCACTCCTGTAACAAAACAATTTACCATTTGCTCATATGTGCTCATCCACTTGCTCATTCCCCATACGTGAACAAAGTCATCTGGGTCAATTGCTTGTGCTAAACAACGCACAAAGATACGTGGACGCAAGTTAGCAGGCACTTGATCAAGGATGTAAGGTAAGCTTTCGATACCTGGCTGGAACATGTCTTCAAAATAAATGACATCTTCATTTGTGACATCACCTCGTCGCATCATTTGAACAAGGTTCATCATTTGACTCATACCAAAGTAACTACGGCCATGTGCGTCTAACACTTGTCCTACACTAATTGCTTTAGTATTGTCAATAGTACTTCCAGGCACTATCACATAGTTGATGCCTCGGCGTTTAAATACAGCTTCATTCCATTGCTGGAGTTGAAGCGTGTAACGCCCTTCATAGGGCTCGAGGCCCATATAAAAGAGCTTACGCATTACAGCACCAATCGATTTGGGTTACAGCACAGCCCATCAACTGTGTGTGCTTTACCTTCTGGAGTCCATGGGCTTTTATAAAAGCCTACATGAATCTTAAGTGCTTTGTTAGCACGGTCTTGTGCGCTTTGCACATTAACTGTATAAGTGAAGCTACGATCTCCACTTGCCTCATGAGTACGCAACTCTGGCGTATCAATAGCATAACTGTAAATCATGCCATCCTTACACAAGTCTGTAAGGTATTGGTTATAGAACTCCAAAGGCAAGTGCCCAAGGTCTTCAGTTAATACACCATCGTATAACTCGCTAATTTTTAGCAAGTCAAACTTGATGTGGTTGATGTTAAGACCAGCCCTGCGGGGTTGGTAGCCATTGTTGTAACCACGGTCACCACCGCGATTGAATTTTACGTGTTGTTTAATATTGCTTGAGGCATCCATTTTCGCCATCCTCCGAAACTTCAATCCAAACTTTACGATCTGTGTACTTTGATGAGATCTGACCATGTAGATCATCTGCCATCATTTCACAGGACTTGAAATCCAATGCCAGCGTTCCTTGCGAATATAAATTCTCTAACCAACGCTTGAACTGAATAAACTCCACATCTCTATCATCATGAAAGACTTCGAGATACACTTTAAAGTGGAACATGTGTCGATGAGGATGTCCTAAAAAAGAAACATCATACTCGTCACCTGTTGCCAACTTAGGATCCGTAAGTGCCGCCGGATACCTATGAATACCTTCTTTGCGGAAGGTTACCCAAATCATGTCTGTTGACATGTTATTCCTTAATCAATGTAGTTGTTAGCTTTTAAGTATACCCACATCTTCCAGTCAATTGCCTGAGCAAATTCTAGAAGCTTGTCCATTTTTTTGTTAAGTTCAGCGATACCATCATCGCTACCGCTCTCTGCAACGGCTTCATCGGCACCAGCAGACTTTGGCAAAGGACGCTTAACCGCCTTGTTTAAATTGCCAACTTTAACATCATCGTTCATTTTATATTTCCTTGTTTAGGTTTACAGGTGTATCGCCTTTATAGGCACTCCATGGCGTAAAGTACTTTCTTTTAGTGAGGTTCTCTAAAGGAACGCACCATACACCAGGATTCGTAGCATCAAAGCTCTTGTCGTCGACTTTGATGGTTGTATTATAATTTAACAGTCTTAGGTAAGGAAGTTTTACCGAAACCATTGGAATAACACGATTGTTGTCACTGGCAGAGCTTTCTAGAAAGCCTTCAATTTGACTGGCAGTGATGTCTACTGTAATATAATCAATACTAGTGCCGTCAAGCAATTCATCAATCATGCCATCAATTTGGCGCCACGTATAATAATCATCATTTGCTACACTATGAAAGCTCATGTTAGCACCGAGATAAACGTGACGAATGTACTTTGAATGATCGTGATAGCTAGACCTATCACCAATAATACGTTTAAGTGTATCCATGGGTTGGATACCAACAACAAACAATGTTAGCATATCCTTAGCAGGCGAACTTTCAACTTCAGTCCCAATAAAGTAGTTTACACTAGTTGTTGGGCCTGTACCATAATCACGTTCAATACTCATTCCAAGTCCTCTTCAAGTTCCATTAACTTTTCATTGTCTAAACTTGCCATGTCATCTTCTTCTGGAAGCTCATCAACTGTGTCAAACAAGTCTTTACCTTTTGCGGCATTAGCGGCGTCAACACCACCAAAGCTAATGGAGTTTAAGAACGTTGTATTATCAACAATCATTTGACGAGCTTCTGCCATAGTAGTTGCAGGATCAAATAGAACTTCTACAAAGTTGTTAAAGTACAAGATGTCATTTGGAATAAACTCACTTAACTGTGGAGCCTTCTTGCCAAACCCAACTGCATCTTTATAACTTACTTTGGTCCGCTCGTATTCAATATCTGCTACTCGCAATGTTTCTTGCACCGCTTGTATATGATTATACACGTTATGTGCCATGATGAGCAAGTAGGACATGGTATCCCAACTAGTCTTTCCAACCTTACCTGTCTTGTTGGCATCGTTTGGACCAAGATAACAAATGTCGCCTGCTACCAGCCGTTCCATAATAGGACCTTGATGAGGCATAGCCAGCTTTGAACCTTTGAGCCGCTTGTCGTCAACACTCTTGCCCATAGAATATGTTAGCTTCTGTGGAGTAAAGTAATTGTAATTGTAACTCAATGCATAGCCACCAGCCGCAACAAACGGACTTGCCGCATCAAAGCTAATGTTGATGTTAGGATTGTGATGCTTTTGTAATTGGCGCTTGATAGAAGTCAAGTAGCAGGCCCACTTTAGACGACCAATGCCTAGGAAGTGAATCCAGTCCTTATCTGCAATAAGACCATCTTCAATCAAGTCAAGCATACGATTTAATACTGAGGGCATGTGCTTCATATTGATACCAGCAAACGCCCAACCTTCAAGTGTACGATCTTCGGTATAGCCTAACTCAACTACACTGGACTTTTTACTAAAGTGTTTGATTGTGTCGTACCACAGCTTGGAGTTATCTGGTGTGCTACCAGAGATAACGTTTAGAAACTTTGTAGCACCTGGTACACGATGCTTCATAAAGTAATGAAGGTTATGTACTGAAATATCAAGTGTATCTTCAAACTTGGTTAAACCAGTCTTAGCACTCAGCGGAGGTACTGCGGCAAACGCAGGAACGTCAAGTGTCATTGACCAATCTGAAGTATGTTCTAAGTAGCGTAGAATTTCTTCGCGGAACTTGTCACCTTCCGCACCTTTGATGTTCTTCCAATCCATCTTGATAACACCAGTTGCCAATTGGAAACCAGAGCTATCACCTACAATTGTTGTTCGGCTACGATCACGCTTGTGAATCATTGGCTCTTTGTCATCACAACGAGTCAAGTTGCGATCAGCATGGCCTGCTGAATATAGCGCAACGCCATAGTGATAGTACGAGTCTTCTGTCTTAAGAAAGTTTACACCTTCCAAGCCGTGTTCAAAACCTGCAGGGACACGACCAGCAGGTACAAATGTTGGATCACTGGCAACCTTACCAAGTTGTTTGGTATAGAAGCCACTAATGGCTGGGAGATAAAAGGCATAGTTGCCTTCTACTGCCCTTTTGGTCATGTCAATAGTCATGTTTAGTTTTGTGCGCCAGCAATATATTGATAAGCAATAAGACCGCTATTAAATTCAACCCGAGCGGCTTTCTCGCTAATGCTTAGAATAGGAGTACCTTGGCTACATTGTTTAAATGCTGTCATCATAGCTTGAATAGATAAAGCTACTGGACGCTTTAGTGTTTGTGTAGTGTCAGCAAAGGTAAACTTACCACCGTGACCACCACCTTGTCCACTACCAAATGTAAAGATCAACTTGCCGTTCTCTGTACTTGCAATAAAGTTTGGATCAATAGTAGCATACAATGTACCACGTGCCAACAATTCACTAATCTTGTTAGCTTGAGGCTGAACAACCACTTCCCAAGTTGTACCTTTAAATGTACGGCTCTTGGTTTTCATCAAGTTAGTGGGAGTCAATCGATACTCGTCCTTGTTATTGTCTTTGTTTGTAAAGACCAAACGATCTTTCTCGCTGTTTTTGTCTGTGCCAACATCTGCTGTGCTGTCTTCTGACTTGTACAAGTTTGTTAAGCCAATAAAGAAGCCCAAGTTCATCATACCGAAGTTATCTGGTAACTCTGCTACCTTATCCTTGCTGTTGGCAAGTACAGTAAGCAAGCTACCTTCTGGGTATGCTGTAAATTTTGTAGAGTCTGTTTCTTGTTCAACTAAGATCTCTTCAAAGAGGCCCAAGCTGGCGATGTTTTTTGCTACATCAAGCGCGATATCTTTTAACATTGTGATTCTCCTGTCATGTATTGATTATATTTAGATTTAGGTTTAAAGTCAAGTTCCTGTTCACCGTTTTAGGAAAACAAGTCATCAATAAATCCTCGGTCCTTACTAAGGCTCAAGTCCCAGTGTAATACGCCGAGCAAGTTTTCAATCTTACTGTCAATGATAGTTTCCTCCATTGCTGTATGATCAAATGGCAATTGCTTAAACCAATCTGGGAGATTCATCTCGTCAATTGGATACGCAATACTGTTAATTTGCATTGGGTTGGACCTTAGCTTGCATACAATGGCCTTTTGACCATCTGTAATATCCATACTACGCCTATCTCCAAATGCTTCTTTGATACGATTCCAGTTAATGGCCGCCATAGCATGTCCTACTCCGCATTTACCTGTTTTGACATAAACATCTGTATGCTTAGTTAGATTATTAACACGCTTGGGTGTGCCCTTTTCCCAACCAGGGCGGCTCTTAAACTCCTCACGGAACTGTTTAACACGAGCCATGACATCTTGTTCACTCTTACCTTCCAGAGTCATGGTAAGTGCTTCTTCCAAGAACCGTTGCATGAACTCTGGAGTATCGGCTCGCTTCATGTCAAGCCCCATGGCTTTAAGCTCACCAGTGGCACCATCTTTATCTTTACGCTTGCCTTCCTTATCATAGATAAGAACAGCATAACGCTTCTTGGTCATGTAAATGCCTTTACTTGCAACTACTTCTCGACCAGCTTTGATAATCTCACCTTGGCTAGCAGGAGCATTGAACGCATAGTTCATAAACGCAGAGAAGGTATCGTTTACCTGCTCACTAATAGCATCGTACAACTCGATAATCTTTTCTCTGCTCCAATCAATCTCATCACGTTCAATTTGTTCTTTAAAGATTGGATATGCAGAGAAGTAAACAGAGTCAGTGTCACCATAGATAATTGCCTTGCCCATATGATCCTTCTCACCTGTCAAGCAATCGTTAACAGCACCTGCCATGTGTCTAGCAACTAAGCGTCCACATAGTGTAGTTGATTGACCTAAGCGTTGATCAAAGAATCGACTACCAGCGTTCAACAACGCACCGTAAGCAGAGTTCAAGTTAATCTTCTTAACCAGCTGTCGCTTGTCCCAGAAGTCAAACATATCTGTTCCGTAAGCTTCTTTGGCTTTTGCCTGTAGTTCTTTACGTTCAGCATACCAACGCTCTAGTAGACCTGGGATAACACCTTTACTGGCATAGCTAAAGATTGTACCGTTGCCACTGATCATCAATGGCTTACCACCATGGAATACAAAGTCGTATACTTCTGCGCTTGACATTTCACTGCTGGTACCATCTGCCCAATCAACAATTTCTGTTTGCCCAATGTCTCGTTTCATCACAGATTCATATTCAAAGCAAGCAAACTTGCCCTCCCAAAACTCTGCAATGCCTTTGCCATTTGCAATAAATTCGTCAATGCCGGCAAGTGTGCGTGATTGTCGTACTTGACCAATGATAGTCTCGGGACTCATATTAAGCGCACGGATCAGACTTGGATACAGACTGTTAATGTCCATACTGCCAATCCACTCATGCATGCCTGCTTTAGGTACAGCAACATAAGCACCTGCCGCGGCATTGTCTTTTGCATCATTACTGCGCCTTGGGCGGTCTGGAACCACCATGCCTAGTCTATGTGCTTCATTGATAACAGCTTGATCGGTAACTGCCACTGCACCTAGTGTAGCCCGAAGTCCTACACAGTTGGCATGACTAATCAAATTGGTAAGCTCAATGAACTTTAACTTGTCATCTAGTTTCTTCAACAACAGTACGTCTTGCCTGTTGTAGGCAATGAACTTTTCCCAGTCGTTGTTGTATAACTGATCCAGTGTGCCTTCATATGGAATCTTATTCTCACCAAGTTCATACTCACCAATGGCATCCAAGCGATAAGTGTGCATCTCATGATAGTTGTATTTTCGATACAGTTCAAGATAGTCCAGGTGAACACGACCAATAGGATCGTATGTTTCTAGTGTCTTGCCATACTTTTCAAACTCACGCTTCTTGGGGAATTGGTTCCATAGACAAATCCTTCGAGTGTGTTCTTTGCCTAGTATGCGTGTGATGCGATTGGTAGTGTAAGGAATATCAAAGCCTTCACTGTTCCAGCCACTCAGTACATCTGCATCATCTATCAGATCCAGAAACATTTCCAACATTTCTTTTTCGTCTGCACACAAGATTGTGTCATCAAACTTTGATACAATGTCTTTGGCAATGTTATCTGCCATTGCTTCGGGTTTAAGAACTAATGTAATAGTCCTATTAATCCATTGCAAGTGCGTGGTGATAGCAGTAATGTAATTGAAAGGATCATCTGGCGGCGCAAAGCCTTTTACCTTGTCGTATGATACCTCAATGTCAAAAAACGCTACATGAAGGTTAGGAGCATCCATACCGCTATACACTTCTTCCAAGCAACGATTAAGCGGCTTGTAATCGCTTTCACACAGCTTTTTGTTATTGTGTATGCGCCTCTCTTTGTCAAAAGCCGCGGCATTGCTTAGTAGGATACGACTAACACGGTCACCGGCAATGTTAGTAAACTTGCCTTTGCTATCTGGGTAATACAGTACATACTTGGCTGGATACTCTTTGAGTACCCTCTTGCCATCTACACGTTCTACAACGTGGATGATTTCTTTTTTCTTATCGTGATATGCGTCTACAAACATGTATTATGTATTTCTCTTTAATAGAAGTGTCTAGCCAGCGCATCACGCAACTTTTCTGACTCTACTTCAATCTCAAGTTCTTTGAGTGTGTTGGTCATCACATGCTCTAGGTCATCAAAGTCATAGATAGCATTATGCAGGCCCAAGAAGCCAGCATGTTGCGCGGCCGCATAAGCTTCCGGTCCCCATCCAAAGGTATCGTATAATACACCTCGGTAGCTACGCTTTTCATCAAGTTCACCTTTACACAGCTTTTCAACCACAGCACAGAATGCCCATAGCTGTTCCTCGGGTTCAAGACTTGAGAAGTACGAATTGGCCATTTGCTGCCAGCTGTCAGCTGCCTTGGCAAACTCTCTGCCAGACTCATGCAATGCATCCATTACTTCTTGTTTTTTAATTTCATCCATTAATTCTCTCCAAACAACTTATACATGAACCATTCTTCTTCTGGAATGATAGCAACGTTGAAACATTCTTTGATGTAGGTTTTCTTTTTAGGTGCGGCAAAACTTCGCTTGTGTTCCAGTGCAGGTACAAGCGCAACACGCTTTGCTGTAAAATGTTTAATACCACATACCATAATGCGGTTGTTGTCTACTGCTAATACAAACTGTCCAACTTGCAAAGACCTGCCAATAATATCTCTGTGGAATTCGTTTGGCTCAGCAACCACCGTTGGTACTTTGTGCTTTTTTGGCATGGAAGGCGGAGGGGTACCAACAGGTAGACAAGTCACTGGATTATAAGTACTACTCTTTCTCCCTTGCAGTGAAGGTGGTAAAGGGCGTGTTAAAGAAAGCCGTCTGCTGGGAAACTTTGAAATGTTCTTGGTTGCCATACAATCTCCAATTGTAAAAGTACTAGTATAGCATATAGTTAAACGCAAGTCAACGCAAATAACGCCGCTTCCTCGTCGCATTCAAATTGAATAAACTTCTCTCTTAGATAACCAGGGCTATGGTAGTATGGATGCTTACAGTTTGCTTTCAGCCACTCGTCTACCAAATGATCCTTATAACTGCGTTGGTATAGTGCCTGTACACCGTCAACAGTTTTTGCATAAACTACTTTGTGCAAGACAGGAAAGTTAATGCCAGGCCATGCTTCATTGGTTTTATAAGTTACTGTCATGACCACCTCAGTATAAAATACATAAGGTCGTCTTTATTCCTAAACCAAAACTTAGCATTGTTAACATACCAACGCATACCCGGTGTCCATACTCCATCAGCAGAGCTTGGCCCGTATGTTTCCACGCACCAAGCTACCATATCATACCATCTATCTACTCCGGCCTGGGTATGGTACAAATCCCATGATGGTACAGGCTGTACAGTGTAGTAACGTGCGCCGTAAACACGGCCCTCATCTTGAGTTAACCCCATGTTAGTTTAAATAGTGCCGCTTCTTCTCTGCTTTCAAAAACAAATATTCTTCCGCAATGTTTCCATTCACATTTACATTCATTATGCAACCAGTTGGTTATATCGATTGCACGTTTATTTGGACGTAGTGCTTCAAACTCAACTTTAACCCAACCTATGTCTACAAGCAGGCTACACATGACACCAAAGTCAATATCTTCAGCAATTTGTCGGCCTGCTCGTTCAATTATTTGATCTTGCAGTACTTGCGTCGCGGTCTTATTCATGTCCCCACCTTAGTTTAGTCATAGTAAACATCTCTTGCGATACATCAAAGGTATTACGGTAAATCATCCATCTACCGTCGATATGACTATACCACTCACTGCCCTCTACACCGTTTTCTCGAATCCACATGGAAACTTCTTTGCGGCATGCAATAGTGTACCAAGGCACACCATCAACCTCAGCAGTTGTTAGCACTTCAAACGGTGGCTCTGGATAAACCACATGGGTCCATTGTTGTTGAACGGCAGTTTTAACTACTGGCATTGGACCACCTTAATATAAACAAAGCACGTTCCTCTGGATCTTTTACTCGCCATAAGTCATGCCCCATAACACCGTAAAGCTCACCATGAACATTGACTTCTTGGCTTTTGCACCAATTCCAAACTTGTTCGCGCAACTTAACTGGCAATAGCACATCACGATTGTCGCCTACAATAGACAAGCCATCTTTGCTTGTTAAAAATGTTTTGACACTCATTAGGACCACCTAAGGTTGTAAATCATTATAAACTGATTGGCTTCTTCTGCAGATTTAAACTTCCATGTATCGTAGCTGATTCTGCGAGCATTAGAGTTTTCCTGTACCCATTCTAATACTTTTTCAATCTCATCTGGGTCAACTGTAGTTCCAAAGAACTTGTCAGACTTATGTTCGGGGTTTTCATTCAGCTGAACAGTATGTCCCCATACTCCTTGCCAGCAATATTGAGCCTTGTACCACTTCACTGTATGCTTCCGCCCCATACCAAATGACAATACATTACATCTTCCTTGTTACTAAAAGTAACTTCAGTGATAGTATCCCATTTGCTACTGTTTACATCACTAACATCTGTAGTATTCATGATCCACTTATCGTCATCGCCATGATACATTTCAAAGTAAGCAAATTCTGCTTTGGTTGTCATAACAAGCGGGCTAATGTTTTCACATAACCAATTCAGCAAAGCTTCTTCGTTTGCATCACCTATGTAGATACGGGTTTTCATTAGATGTTAAAGTTTAACATAAAGTATGCGGCTTCGTCTTTGTCCTTGATATGTACAGTAATCATCGGATCACCTGAATTGAATCTAGGAGTACAGTCGGCTGTTGGACAATGTTGTTGCATCCACTTAATAAACTCATGCTGGTCTTTGCAGTAGGCCCAGCAATGCCAGCCTACAATTTCTTCAAGAAACTCTCTTTTTGGGGCTCTTGGATCTTTGAGAAGAAAGTCTGGTATATTGTGCCAACCATCCTCACGGCGCCAGTGATGTATTGTGACTGCTTGTTCCATGTCATAACATTCTAATTAGGCCTATGGTGTCAATTGTGGTCAACAAAATATAGTTAGCGAGCATGCCAAAAGATTTCCTAGTCCAACTAGCCCAAGCATACATAGCACAGCCAAGGATCCAAATAGGATAAAGAGTAAGAAGCGGAGGCGTGGGGACTGTGAGTGCCATAGTAATACTGCAACCAATGCTGATAGCCCAAGCAAGCAACTCAACAACAAACCGAATTCGGTTAGACTTAAAGTCATCCTGGATCCAATCTATCGTTGGCCTAACAAATACATCTAACATTACACTTTGTTTTTAGTAACGATTAGAATTTCTTCGACAGCATCCAAATCACTCTGGTCCTTGTCAAAGTCACCTTTAAAAGCTTTGGTGATAGCTTTTGTCAAGACTGCGGGCTTGATTTCCATTTCTTCGGCAATTGCCGCAACTGTTTCTTTCAGGCCCACATTAAGGTCGTCAATTTCACGTTTGACTTGAACGCCTTCTTGGATCACTTTAGTCAGTTTGGCAATTTGTTCGGGGGTAAAGCTCATTGTATATCTCCTGTAAATGAATATGTTACAGTAGTAAGTATAGCGGATTAGCTTCGATAAGTCAACTGATGATTGCGTCGGACTATATCATTTTCATCGCACACTGATCCATGTTGGATCTCCACAATCTTACAAGGACCACTAAAGGGATTGCTGATCCTGTGCCATTCACCCAATGGCACAACATAATGTTGACCTGCTGATATGGTCCTTGGTGGTAAATTGTAGCCACTGTGCATTTCACCGTACACATCACACATGCCTGATACAATGTGCCAGTATTCGTGTCGAGACTCATGCTTTTGCATACTCAGGCTTTGACCGGGCTCAACCACCAGCTCTTTGACTTTTGTTGCCTGTCCATTGGTAGGATCATTGTATATGACCCGATATCCACCCCATGGCCGTTTTACAAATACACCTTTCCAATCACTTAGGAAATCACTGCTGGAACCGCGTTTATCTTCGCCACCAATGCCAAACTTAAAAATGATATCAGTCACAGCCATTTCTGGAATGTTGGTGGCTGTACGATCACCCCCATTGGCAAATATGATTTGATCGCTGGGGTATTCTTTTTTAACACGTTCCAATAAATCTGTAGCTGTATCGTCATTGTCATCCCAGCTCAAGACTTGATCCACTTGTTTTAAATTGCCAACAACTTCAGCACGATGATACCAGGGCATAAAGGCAGAACCTTTTTTACGTGCTAGCCAAACATCACTGTTGATGCCCACAACAAGACAGTCGCCCAGCTCTGCGGCTGACTTTATCAATGAAATGTGGCCAGCATGAATAGGATCAAACCCGCCACTCACAACCACAACTCGCTTCATAGTAATTTAGAAAACTTTTCTTTTACTTCTTCGTAGGTTGGATTATTTTCAAACCCAATCTGTACAAAATACAAATGTTCGCTGTTGAATCTGTTGTCAAACATGACAACTTGATCTCCACGCATCATCCAGGCACCTTCTGGAATAAAAGTATCTTCATCCAGTGGGAAATCTCTTTTATTTCTATCTTCGTCCTTGACTATTACATCCTTGGAGATCCATTTGACATTGGATGTTGGATGACTTGCAAGTGTCAGATTGAATAAACATTGTCTTGCAGGTAAATCATAATCAAAGATCTTGTCCACTGCTGGATTGAACGGCGTAGTACGAATACGACCTTGCCAAGGAATACTGATGCTGAAGGGTTTTAAATTGACAATGTTCAACAGCTCAATGTTTAATCCAATGTCTTCGATATGGTTGAGCAATTCAAACTGTCCTTGTAGGTCAGGTGTCATTCTAATCTTGCGTAACAGTCCAGTGATAGGATTGAAGTTGAGTGTTAATTTTTTAACCTGCTCCATGTCTGCCGCAAACCATTTGTTAAAGTTCTCAACATCAGTGCTATAGTTTTTTTGAATTAGGTGTGCTTTTTCCATTTTTTACTCTAAATATAAGGGATTACTCAGGCATGTCATTAGCCCTTTTTTTATTCCGCCCAACTTGATCCAGTCATTGCCAACCAAGTCTGCTAATTTTTCTAGTCCAGCTGTATATATCTGAGTATGCTTGGCATGTGCGTCCTTCAAAAACCATTCGTCTCTGGGACTCCACATCAACAGCAAATCGTGTTTGCCACTGGAATATGTATCTGCTGACCAGTCTTCATAGACCAAACGATGGCATCCGTCATTGGTCAGATACCATGTTTTACCGTTGACAACTGCATTGCCCAGTGCATTGCCTTTTCTATTGAGCCAGCGTGAATCAAAGTCCTCTACCGGAATATTTTTAAGATATCGCATTATAACATGTCCTTGCTTGCACAGTAGATCTTTGGCATCTGGGCTCCAAAAGAAGAACTCATCATGTTCCCAGTCTCTGTTTAGGCTCTGTGTGACTGGACTAACTGAGTTATCAACAATGTCAACAAAGCGGATGGCATAACGCCGATCCTTCTCTAGGTTAACTCTGGGCTTGTCCATGCCCCATACAAAACAAACACGCTTGCCTTGGGCAAACAGGTCCAAGTAGTCTTGATTCTTTTCTCTAATGTAGCGGCGAGCCAGTTGGTTGGGACTGAACACAGCATTTGCTTTGTATAGAAAATCAAACTTGTTATCATCCACACTAAACAGGTTGGGCTGATAGTCAATATGGTCAACTAATCTAAACTTTGTAGCAGGACTAGATTCTAGTATCTTTTCAGCCACCGGGATGGCCACACGCTTTACTTCGCTGTTGAGATAAGTGTCCCAAGAACCATCGCCGCCAAAGTTGTGGAATGTTGCTAACTCATCTACATGTAGCCCTTGATCAATAAATGCACGAAGCATGGTATAACTGTCAGCACCACCTGACCACCATAAGACCACATAGTCATAGCGTTCTCTAATTTGTCTGGCACGAGCTTGATATAACTGTTTTAAACTTTCAGCAGGTTCCACAGTCCAATCATACAGGCCAAATTCTTCATCATTAAAGTTCCAATGTACTGGAATAGCAGTGGCATTGCTTAACTCAATGGCTTCTACCTTGCTGTAAGTTTTGAACTTGCCAACTTGGTAAAAGCCAAACTTGTCCTTGCTTAAATGTGCGTTTAACATTATGTTCCGTATTTTTTTCTAAAATTGATTACCGACTGTACTTTTGCTGTTTGTAAAACTCTAAAGTTAAAATCTACTATGGTTTTTATTTTTATACTTGCTTCTAATTTTTTCTCGTCTGACCAAGATGCAATTTCTTTAATCAGTTCTAACACTTTAAAGAAACGTTGGGTATCATCTGTTTCTAGATCGTAGCTTTCATCCCAAATACTATTAAATGTAACAAACCCTTGTTCGCGCATTGCTTTTAAACTGCCACTGGTTGCAAACATAATAAATGGTTGCTTGTACGCAATAGGTTTGTAACTTTTTTCAGTCAAGTGTACAATGTTAGTAAAGAAGTTTGTTTCAGCAATAATATTAACAAAGCTGTTTTCATACAATTGTCTAGTAGAATCAAACTCGTCAAACATTAAATTCAACTTATGGTCAGGCGTGTCCAGTATTAGAGGAAGCTGTGCTTCAATGCCTGCTAGATCTTCATCTGATATAATATTCCTTGTGCTTAGTCTATTGAAGAATTGTCTGGCATGATTGGTGTATGTGCCGCCGTTGTCAATTTCCAATTTGGAAAAGCTAATGTTAAAATGTTCCAGCAAGTTGTTCTTATACAAATAAGCCAGAATGAGTACACGATGAGCCTGTGAGCCCCAGCGACGATTGAACATTAAAAACGTCTTGGACTTCTTGCCTATTGTATACTTGACTTCTTTGTTTTGTAAAATATCTTTATAGATGTAAAAGTAAAACGGAAGATATTCAAACTGTAAGCCTTCGTTGGGCTTGCTGAATCGTTGACAATAGCTGTCATAAACTTCTTGACAATTAGGACTGCATGTTAGATATATAACTTGTGACATTGGTAAACCACTGTTGCGAAAGTAGTTTTCTATCTGCATCAAGTCGCTGTCTTTTAAAATGCTTTCCAATGGACATGTTACAAGTAGGTATGCTGTTTTATTTTTAATGCGATTAAACACATTAGCTGGCAGCTGACTCCACCCTAGCATGCCTCCTAACTTGCCTGAGCCAAAAAACTCTTCTATGCTGTGCCACCAGTAATGATTGTACTCGTACAAGAAAGTTTCATTGGGTAAGTCACATATTGGATATGTTCTGACCAGTTCAGATTTCTGAAGAAACTCATAACAGTTGGATGTTTGAAGCTCAAATTGAAGCTCATTGCCTACTCGCTTGAAATGTGTTCGGCCCGAAGCTCTGGCCATATCATACACATTGGGCGGACTATTATTGGGTATTGGATTGATTGGTCCAATCCAATCAAATACAAAATTAACCTTTTTGCTCATAGGTGTTGTAAAAAATAGTATTGATAGCGTCAGCATAAATTTCTTTATAGCCATGTAAGACAAGAAGATTTCTAATTAATTTATGACTGCGTTGTATATCAGGGTAGTTGTCGTAGCCCGAATGTATATCTGATAATTCTGCAATAATCATTTTAGGTCTAAAGTCCTCTAAGCTAAACGATTCAAAGACTTCTTGCTCATAACCTTCAACATCAACAACTAGTAAGTCAAAGTCTTTGCTAATATTATGTTTATGCAAAATAGTATCTAACTTAGTGGTCGGTACAATTAGTTCTGACTCGTTGTTAAAGTGTTTATGTTCAAAAATATTCTTGTGGGCGGCATGCATAGTATCGCTCAGTGTACTCAGTCCCCCAGCAACATGAATCTTTTTTTCGTTGTTACTATTTCCAATAGCACATTGTTCAAATTGAACATTGTTGTTTTGATGTCGTTGCTTGCACTGGTCCATATGATCGGGTACAGGTTCTATGTAAATCCCAGTCCAACCTAGATCTGCAAGCCCGCTAGTATTAGAAAAAGATTCGCCATTAAATGCACCAACTTCAACAAAACAGCCGTTAGTTTTATTAAAATACTGTAGATAAATTTCTTTAAGATTGGTTATTTGGCAAGTAGGAGATATTCTAATATTATTCATCGTTATTCAAGTCCTTTAACCAGTTATTTAATACTATTGAACTATCAGCTCATAGTCTGTCACACTTACAGTATTTAAAACGTATAGAGCATCACAGTGATCTTTGAATCTTTCAAGGTAACCAAGAGATTCCATCAGTGCTCTGAAGCCTTCATAAGTTGTTCCAGTCTTGTACATATTAAACTCACTGATTTCTGCCCACACTATGCTAGGCCGTGCCGCACCAATAGAACTGAATACTTGATGTTCAGCACCCTGTACGTCAATGTGAACAAAGTCTGGACTAGCATTATGCACAGAACAAAAGGTGTCTAAGGTAATACTGGGAACTGTATAGCCTTCGCCCCATTGCCAACGTTCATTTAATAAGTTGGGTCCTGGTTCGCATACACTACCAGACCATGGCCATTCTTGTCCGTCTAGCACAGCACTGGGATAAAAGGTTAAATTCCCATTGGAATTTGATACTGCCATATGGAAGTAGTTTATGCCATGCTCAACTGCTGTTTTTTTGTTTTGTGCTTCCCATGCACTGGCGCATTCAAATGCATAAAATGTCGCGGCAGGAAATTCGGCTTTGATTCGTCTGGTGTCATTCAAGTCTGCGGCACCTATGTCAAATATTACTGCGTTGGGCCTTAGGTTGGTGGCCAGCCATGTTAAATTAAGATTACTCATTGATTTGTCCTTGTATCCAGTCGTATGTTTTATTCAACCCATACTCTAAGTTCTCACCAGGTGCCCAGCCTATTGTGTCTCGAATAAGTTTGTTGTGACTGTTGCGCCCCATAACTCCCGTTGGCCCATCTACATTTCTAATAGACACATTCTTGTATGCCAACTTGGCAATCAATAGAGCTAAATCATTGATGCTGATCATACGCTCGCTACCCAAGTTTAAAGGAAACTCGCAGTCGCTGGCCATGATGCGATGTATGCCTTCTATACACTCATCAATGTACAAGAAGCTACGAGTTTGATTGCCTGGCCCCCATATCTCTACTGTGTCGCTTTCTGTGCATTGTGCTACCTTGCGACACAAGGCCGCCGGCGCTTTTTCTTTGCCGTTATTCCAAGAACCCCAAGGACCAAAAATATTATGAAAGCGGGCAATTCTTGCTCTGATGCCATAATTGCGAGCAAAACTCATGTACAGACGCTCACTGAATAACTTCTCCCATCCATATTCGCTGTCTGGGTCAGCAGGATACGCACTTTCTTCGCTCAGTAACGGATTGGCTGGATCCAGTTGGTTATGGCTGGGATACATGCAGGCGCTACTACTGTAGAACACACGAGTAACACCCTTCTTGGTCATTTCATGTACAATATTCAAATTGATCATTGCTGAGTTATGTACAATGTCAGCGTCATGTTCACCAGTGAAGATATAACCTGCGCCGCCCATGTCCGCGGCCAGTTGATATATTTCGTAAATGTCTTCTGTTATCAATTGCTGTACATTGGTTTGCACACGAAGATCCATAATATGGAATTCATCTGCATCTGTAGCACTGAACTCTGGATGCTTTAGGTCAGCACCAATTACATAGTGACCTAGTCGTTTTAAATCAGTCACCAAGTGACTTCCAATGAAGCCACCGGCTCCGCATACTAATACTTTTTTCATTCTGATGGTTCTATAATAGTTGTTGAAGGCTGATTGTAGTTGCCTGTTTTGGCTATTTCTTTAGCCAATTTACTTACCTCATACTCTCTTTGACACCTGTCAATGAAGGTAACCATTTCAGGGAACACTTCCTTGAAGTTGGTACCATTGCGCTTGTCATGCTCTTGTATGTACAAATAAAAATCATGCCGGGCAACAACGTTTTCTCGTTTGTTTGGATCCTCAGCCTTGATAACGTTCAGTAGTCTTGCCAAGTTATCTACTTCATGCTGATAAAAGCCATCCTGATAGTCCACGTATTCAAATTGGCCCACATTTCCTGTCATCCAGTTCACATGCTTTTCCAATGTTTCTATCAGGCCTGGGCCTGCAATCAATGCACTTAAATGCCTGGGATGACGCAGGTATGGGAAGTCAAGTGTGACGCCACGAAGGCCACTGACCTTATGTTCGGGTGTTGGTGATCTACGTATTGCAAGAATATCTTTTAAGAAATTTCTAAATTGTGGAATACTCAATATATTGAATGTACACATGATTGTCACATCCAACTCTGGATAGCGTAGAGCCAAGTTCCATAAGTTGTAGTACCACTTGTTATAGTCCAGGCCTACACGAACATATTCGGCTTGCTTGCCCCATGTATCACAAGACGTAAAGATCTTTAAATTTCTAACCTTGCCTTCACGTTTAATTTGTTGACATTTCTCAAAGAACTTGTCAATGATGTCTTGGTCAACACCCAGGTTAGTATTAATGGCCAGTTCTAAGTCAGGATTAGGATTTTCAATGATCCAGTCTAGTGTGCGGAATGTTTCTTTGCTTAGTAAGGGTTCGCCTCCAGTAATACGAAATACCTTTAATTCAGGATATAGTGTAGGCCACCACTTCCACCATGCGTCGATATAAGGGTTGACGTCCTTATTTGGAATAGGCATGCGGTTTGCGCTTTCCAACCAGGTAATATCTTGTGTGACAGATTGACTGAGTTTAATAGCACCATGGCGCTTGGCAGACTGCATTAGTGTACTGCTGATCTCTGGACTGCAATAACCACATCCAAAGTTACATACATTACTAAAACTCACTTCCACGTAGGCTGGAACAACATCTGCATCCCAGGGCAGTTTAGAACTGGATTCTAAGAATGGTTCTCCCCAGACTGTATCAGCACTTTTCTTTGTACGATCCGAAACGTATGTGCCATCATTACCTGGAGCATCTTCTACTCGCCAGCAGTAGTCGCACTCTTTGGGACGTTGACCTTCCAGCATTAGTTTACGAGAGTGCTTCTTGTGCCAGGTATTGTGCAAGGCACTGGGATTGACTACAATTTCCTCTAAGGGAATTTTATGTGGACTGGGATGATGACACGAGTGTGTTTGCCCAGTGGCCAAATGAATGGTTACTTGTTGCCATTTGGCCACACAATAAGTGGGGCTGACCTTGTCCAATTCTTTATGAATACGGATCAGTCTGTCGTTGTATTGTTCGGTAATTGCCATAATGTTATTTAGTATGTAGTTAATCCCATAAGGTTTCAATTGCTTCTACAACTTGAGTTGAGATTAGTTGATCCATAAATGCCTTGTTGGTCAGCAGATGTCTATTGTGCTGTATTGTTGGTTGGCACTGGAGTAATAGTGCGGCAAAGTCTGCTTCACTTAGTGCAATGATACGCTTTAATGTACGAGTCAATTCAATTCCACGTTCTACAGGATCAGTTATGGCGTCATATGATTCATCTATATACGGGCCAAAGGTTTTAAATCCATACTCACGTAGCTGTTGTAAGAATCCCGGAGCACCTGCCAACAAGAATATTTGTCCGTGTAGCATGGGTTTAAAAATCTTTTCTGTGGGGAATATGGCATTGGTAAAGAAAAGTGTTTCAGTAACAAGATTTACAGGGTATTCATCGTATAGTGTGTTATTTAAATCCAGTGCGTAGTTGATGTCAAAGCGATCTGTGTCTGCTATCAGCGGAAGTTTATTATACACTTGATTAAAACTGTTGTCAAGATTGTCAATGTAACCATTGCAACGATCTTTAAGTAGTTGCCATTGATAAGGCAAGTCAAAGTCTTTGCCTTCCCAATTGATATCAGGTTCCGTAAAATGCTTGGGCATACTGACAGCACCATGTTCTACAAGACCAAAGTGTTCCAGTAGCGTAACAAAGAATATGCGGTGCGGATACGGGCGCCTATTTAAACTCATAAAACGACGAGTACCAGGTTTCCATTTGGCCATTGGGATACCTAGTTCTGGCTTGTCCCTGTAGCGTTGATTAAAGTTAATCCAGTTGGCAAAGAATCCATACCAAGCACACTTCATTAACACTGGCATCTTGTTTCTGCGGCACCATTGTAGATACACAGATTCTACGTTGCAAGTACTGCTGACATACAGCACACGATCTGCTAAGTTGTATTGTGCTATCCAATTGGTCAAGTCTGGGAATACTTCTTCCGTAAAGCCCTCTTCTGAGTAGTCAATTATAATGCGACAGTTGGCGTCATGCAATGCCAGTAGTCTGTTGGGATTGGAAGCAAACCACGAGTCAATCAGGGCCAGCTTCTGCTGATTCCATCCTCCGTGTAGACCAATGATTACTACACCACGTTCTGTGGCTTTATATTCATTAAATGTTTTAAATTCATTTTGGCTTTTAAAGTAATTGAAAATGATGTAGTCTAGTAGCGGATCAATTGTAAAGTTCTTAGAGCCTTCTTCGGGTATGTACTGTTTCAAGTAACGGTTCCATAAGTTCTCATCTGTAAAGTCTGGGGCAATGTAATCGCCATACCACGTGATAGTTGTCATGCTGATACTTATAGTCAAAGAAAAACCCCAACGTGCCAGGATGATCAGTCCGCAGAGGTTGGGGCCGTGTTAACTTATTTGCTGTCAGTGTGAACTGATCGTAATACTTCTAGTATATGATGAAAGTGTGCAGTACGATCAGCTAAGCCAATTGTGCCACCGTTGATCTTTTTAGTGACTGTTGTTACATCTTCCTTGTCAGCCCATGTATTCAACTTGCGAGTATCCCAGAACCAACCTGCACTTAGTACAGCCACTGGGTTCTTGGCAACTTGATCTGGGTCTGCTACTAAGTCTAAGCCTAGTGCTTTACCACATGATTTGTAGTTGTCTTTACCTGTCAATTGAATTACACCGCGCCCGCGAAACTTGTAGCCTTCGCCTGATGCCTCATTGCCATTGCCCATACGGTCGCAATAGGCTCTGTTTGCAATCTTTTCTGGCTTACGTGCGTATTCGTCTGCAACACCTGCAAACTTCTTAGGCCAAAAAGCCAACAATGCTTTGGCTTGATAGTTTAAGTTTTCTTCTACTGCATTAAAGTTACCACTTTCGTGGGCAGTTTGTGCAATAAACATGGCCTGTCTTTCGGGCGTATTGATTTCAAAGTGTTCAAACGTTTCGTTTAGTCCTTCTAAGAACATAGACAAACGTTCTGACTTTGCCTGGGGCAAACATGCTTTTAACACATCCAAAGTTAATTCTGACATAAATGTCTCCTTATTGTATGTGCTTATTTAACAAATCAGAGGTTCCAGGTAGCGTTTTACGCCAGTCTGTGCCACGTGTAGTGTCTAAAAAGTCCATTAATTCTACGTAACGCTTAACTGCTAGTATGTTTTCAAACTTACTGTCAAAGTGATCAATTAACCATTTGTGAATAGTTCTACCTACAGGTGTGTCCCGTGTAGCGTATAACTCTGCTAATTCTTCCTTAGCTGAACGTGGTAAACTCATAACGCTGTGCATAGCAGGAGCATCAACAAACTTAACTTGGAATGGTACGCCTTGGCTGTGGACCCAATCTTCTGTTTCAAACATTGTATGTGTAGTGCTCATTTGTGTACAGCTTGTTAGTCTATGTAACTTAACAACGCCTTCTTTTTCGTACTCTTTAACTCGCTTAACGTTGCGTTGGAATGTGTCCCACGAACTTGTACGAATTAACTCAAAAGGTTCGTAAGCCGCATCAATGCTGCCGGCCAATTCAACATGCTTGAAGTGACTCCAACGCTGTGCTAATTTGTCGTTAATAACTGACAAGTTAGTATCGTAGTCTAAGTATACTTCTTTAGCACGACCTGACGCAATAATACGATCTAGCATTTCGTCGTGTGCAGGAACAATCATTGGTTCCCCGCCTGTGATGTAGATATGTTCTAGTGTAGGTAGTAGTTCATCAAACTTAGACCACCATATGTCAGTTTCCCACCAACGTACTTCTTTTGGATTAAACAGCTTGCCGTGTTCGTTGCGTTCTAGTTTAACTCTAGGATGACCAAAGCCCCAAGGCACTTCTAAATTATTATTGTTAAATCCAACCCAGTCTTCATACCATTGGTTTGAGTAGCTGGGTCCACAGTGAACACACTTTTGGTTACATAAGTTTCCAAAGCGTATGTCTAGTGTTGTTGGATTCCATTTGACATAGCCATTTTCGTCCATGTCTGCATTCATATAAGTGGCAGGACTTACTATGTTTGTGCTTGGATTACGGCGCTCCATGCTTTGTCTACGACTAGCATTAATGTTCTTTGGATCGCCACCTGTTGCGCTTTCACGCTCACTACAGCATGAGCACAAGTCATGCCACCCGCCTTGTGTTTTTACATCATTAATGCGAACTGACCTATGCCACTTACCATTGAGCCCTTGATTAGGCGTGTGTGTCATAATGTTCATTAACTTGCCGTTCTCATCAAGAGCCATGCCCTCGTTCATTGTTCGACTGTTAGTTAATGCACATATCCTATAATCGCCAAGAGGGGTTATCATCAACCCCTGCCACGGCAGTCTACAAAAAGCCATTGTTTACTTTCGGGCTAAAAAGCCCTGAGAGTTACGCTTGTATCCTTCTGGGATTAGCTTTACTTGTTTATCCAACATACAGAAGTATTCGTTTTCCTTTAATTGTGCAGATGCGTTTACAAGTGCTTGATCAAAGTTTTCATTCTTTTGTTTGTTGTGAATAGTCCACATTGTGGCATACGCACGTTCTGGATTGTCTTTATACTGCTTTAGTAATTTCTTTTCTAAGTCTTGATCAAAGCCAGGAGGTGCGCTTTCTTTAACTTTTTTGTTGTCCTTCTTTTCAGGACGCTTGCCACCAGTTTCTTTTTCTAGACGTTGTAGTAATTCTTCATCACTGCCGCCACCCAGCTTGTCAAATGCTTTTTTAGCGCCTGCTTTGATAGTGTCAATAATACCTTCATTTACAGCAGGAGCCATTGACCTACGGCTTTCAGCCACTTGTTTGATTACAGCTTTAGCGGCTTGTGCTTGTTCTGGAGGTAACGTAGCAATTTTAGACTGTGTATATTGTTCTACTTTGTCATCGCCGCCTAGTTTCTCAGAGGCCATGTCCCATAGTTTTTCTACACCCTTCATGCCTAACTTTGCCGCACTATAAGCGCCATAAGCGGCCATTGGGATACCAAGTAATGGGCCTAAGATACCAACAATAGCTGGAGCACCTGCTGCCGCAACAACACCTAATCCAAGACCGCCGGCAAACTTAGCCAATGCAGGAGCGTCTTCTTCTACACCACGTTCGCCAGGAACGCTGCCACGAAAGTTCTTTTGCTTGTCTAGTACAGCTCGCATCTTGGTCATAATACGATCAAATGCACGAGCATCTGTTAAAGCACGTAAGAACTCTTCTTGACGGCCAGCTTTCATAAAAGACTTATAACGTCCGCCAACAAAGCGAGCTTCTGGATATTCTAATGTAATTGGCTCACCACCAACCATGATTTCAGCATCTTGCCCTTGTTCAACGGCTTTTAAAATGCTTAGTATGTTCTTACGGCCTTGTTCCGATTCCATATTTGCTTCCTTAATTTTTGTTACGTTTTCAACCTTAGGATCTATGCCTTGTTCTTTTTGGCTTAGCAAATAGTCCCAAACACTTGTTGTCATCATTTCTGCTTTGGCAATTTTTTCTTGCGCCCATTCTGGCAAGTTATCGTTGTCGCCAATTGTGTCCATTAGGCCGTTGACCGCTCGAGCCATGGTACGCAGATTGCTTTTGGCCATACCTGCTTCGTCATCGTATTCAGGATTACTGGCTTCAGTCATACTTTCACCCATGCCAGCTAGATTCTGTTCTACTTGTTTAACCCATCCTGACACATCACTGCTACCGATTTCTTCTACATCGCCTACAAAGTCAGCAACTTCATCCACTGCCGCTCCTACCTTTTCTGGGCCGTGTTTGGCCAATAGGTCTGTGCGTTGCATTAGAATACGACGAATAATGGCCTGTGCTACTGGTGAGTCTTCATCACCAGGATTGTCCATCATGCCTTCCGCCACACCTTGTTCTAAGCTTTCGACAATTACGCCTAAGCCTTTATTACCTGTGCCTTCTTTATTTGGACCAAGAATTTGAGTGACTCTGACTTTTTTACCGTCATGGGGACCACCGTTTACTGTAATTATATTACCTACTTGTCTATTAGGCTTAAGGTTAAGTTTAATCTCTTGCGGTGCAGAATTTTGTGGTTGTGCTGATTGTTGCGGAGGCTGTTCTTGCTTTTGTGCAGGTTTGCTACCCTTCTTCCACTCGTATACCTCGTCATTCAATGAAGCTCTATATGCTAATACAAATTGTTTTTCTGACCCCGACCTGTAAACAAAGTTGTCAATTTTAGATATTTTAACTGCTTCTTTGGTTGCATTGTCAATTGCTTGTTTTGCATTATAGCAGTCAGTTAATTCACAATACTTTGTAACCAAATCATACACATTAGTTGCCATGTACTCCATTGGAGAAATACTATCTCCGGTAGAAATTTCTATGTCGGCGGACCTAAGTCTAATTTTTAATCCGCCAGTGGCATCTGTTAGCGCCTTACCAGCATAATTAGCCCAGTAACCTGGCCCTTTAGCTTGTGCCAATGTTGGTAAACCTGCGCCAGCTACAGCGGCAGCTCCGGCACCCAAGCCTTTTAAGAATCCTCTACGGTCGATTTCTTCTAAACTGCCTTCCGCCACACCTTCAGCAGGCTTGTCTTTCCAAGGCTTCCACATACCGTGCTTGTGATTATCTACAATGTATAGTGTATGTGTGACAGAGCCGTCTTCATTCTTAGATTTTTCTACATCAACAACTTTTTTAGCACCCCATTCGTTCTTGTCAAACATGTATTCTTCATGGTCAGCAGTTGCTTCGTCTTGTGCCTGGATAACGTATAACTTGTTATACTCTTTACCGTTAGGAGCAGATCCTTCTTGGTCAACATACTTTACAGCACGTTTCTGTGTGAATGCTTTGTGTTGAGCTTGACGTTGTTGACTAATAGCATCTTCGTCATCTGCGGCCTGTTGAGCAGGGCTAGGACGTGGCTCGCTGGGAACTCGAGCCTTAGGTTTAGCATTTAGCGCCGCATAATAATCGACGTCGCTGTCAAAGTTGCGTGGATCTACTTCGTTGATTTTCATTTTCTTAATACACTTTTCATAAACTGTGTGGCCATTGCTTGCGCTTCGCTAACTGGCTTCATGTGAGTACTTAGCCCGATACTTTCTTGGGCTGGTTGCTTACTAATATCATGGAATCCAAAGCGGTCTACCATTAGGTATGTACTGCCCACTTTCATAATATCGCCAACGCTCATGCTGGTGTGTCCTGTGTTGCTTTGATTGATTAGATCACGTGCTTCTCCACGTGGACTCCAGTTTTCACCTTGCATCATTGAAAACACTTTGTCTGGATTAGTTTCACGTAGTGTACCAATTTGTACATGTGTTTGTTCCAGTGTTTCTGGTGTGGGCATTTGACCCTTCTTGGTCAACCAGTTGGCACCCATCATCATGTCACGGCCTGCTTCATCGTTCCAGTACCAAACTTCTGTGCTGCCTTCTGGGTAAGCATCAGACAAGCTGGAGTATTGTGTAGCCGCAGGTCCTGCTTCTGTTTGTAATTCACGCTCGCCAAAGTAGTTTAACATTTGACGGAAGCCTTCGCCATCGTTTAGTGTTTGTTGCATTATGGCCTTGCTTTCTGGCTTTAACTGATCAAACTTGCTTAGGATCTTGTTGGCTGTTTTAGCACTGATAGTAATGCTACTACCGTCGGCCAAGGTCATTGGCTGTGGCTTATCGTAGTCAGCTTGACGACGAATCTGCATGATAATGTTCTTGTCTGCTGATGCTTGATCAGCTGGTGTAGCTTCATCTTCTTCAGCTTCGGTTACCGGTGCCATACCGCCTACTTCACGATCTAGTTTGTCAGCAATCCATTGTACTGGATCACCTTCACGTGCTTTGGCAACACCATAAGGCATTTCACCACTGTTTAAATAATAATCAAATAAGGCTTCGTAAAATTCTGGATTATCATCAATTTCGCCGCCAGCTTTAAATTGTTTAAATGAATCTGCAAATTGATCTAAAATACTTTCTAATTCCGGATCAACAATTAGGCCTTCATTTAAATCAATTCCTAAATCTTCAGCAAATAATTCACCAATTTCGTTGTCATCATCTGCGTCACGTTGTGCTTTATAACTTAGACGATCATAGTAGTGAAAGTGTAGATCTGTTTCTAAAGCTTGACTTAGTTCGCCGCCGGCTTTAAAGTGCTCTACAGCTTCTTCATTGTTGGCAATGATTCTGGCCAACTGTGGATCCATACGGTATTCAGCTTCTTTAACTTCGATGCCAGCTTGACGTAAAACAGCAATGTTGTCATCGCCCAATTCTTCTTCGTCATCTAATTCCAATTGACCGTTCTTGTTAAACGTTACATTGGTTGTACCGCCTGTTTTGTCAAACTGTGGCTTAGGCGCAGAACTGGTAGCGTTGCCCATGTTGGGAGTATTGCCGCCTGCACGACTTGGAATAGTGCCTGTAGTACCAATTGTACCAAAGCCTTCGCTTACGCTTTCATTTTGTATGCCTGTTGTATGTGGGTGACGTACATAATAAGCTTGACCGCTTGCACTGATATAGTGTGGTAGTCGTTGTCCGTCACCGTCCATAAACTCTAAGTCACGTGCGCTAATGCGTGTAATACGGTTGTCCATGTCATAAAGAATTAGAAACTTGCCGTTTTGGCTCATACGTGCTTGGTCATATACCTTCATACTACGTCCGTCGGCTGGTAAACCATATTGCTGGCGAGTATCTTGTCTAACACGATCTGTTTCTGCACGACGAATTTCATTTTGACGAGCATTATAAATTCTACGCTGTGTTTCACGTTCTGCTTCACGTTGACGAACTAGTTCTTTATAGTTAGGGCTAAAAATATCTGCCATGTGACGACCAACGCTGTATTCTGTGCCAGGATGACGATTCTGTCCTGGCGTACCTGTATTCTGAGCATGTGCCCCGCTCATTGCAACACCAGCGGCCATTGCTGCCGGAATAATCTTTCTGGCAACATGTTGTAGGATGTCTTTACCAGCTTCGCTTAGGTCACCTTCAACAACAACAATGGTGTCAAACGGGTCTTTAAACTGCTTGACCTGCTGAAGCACAATGCCTTCATGTAGACGACTGCTAATTTGCTTAACAACACGACCTTCACGGACTAATTGAATACGAATCATTTTATTTTACCTTTTTCCAATCTATGCTAGGCACAGTACTGTTTTTATTAACGAAATCTGGCTCTTTGCTTTTGCTACCTGTTAACTCTACAGGCTCCTTGCCTGTGATAGCTTTAACAGCGTCTCTGATCATTTTATTTTCTTCATCTGTATAAGCATAGGCAAACGGACCAGCATTTGGTCCCAGCACTACTTTGTCACCGCCGCGGTTACCAGCCACGTGAATAGCATAACGATAAAAGCCATAACCAGGATCAGTGTTTAAATGGAACATTCCTTTAATAATACTGGCCTGCTCTGGATTCATTTTATCTTCTTTAAGATAATGGTGAATACCTTCTACAATACGTTGTGCTTGCTTTACACGATGCGTATACAATTCCAATGTCGTCATACGCTGTGAGCACTCACGCATGAAGTTAGACTCTTCATCTGTAATACCACGCGATCCACGACCACCTTTACTGCGAATACGCTTTAATTCATTGTATGCCGCAACAATAGTATTTAATGTATTTGTCAACTGCTTGATGTTCTCAGCGGCACGACGGAAGCTGCCACCGTGTTCTACTTTAAGGTCTGCGGCCATTGCGTCTGCTTCGCGGCGTGCTTTATCACGTAACCCGCCTAGAGTATAACGACCTGCGCCACCCAATACTAACACTTCTGTGTCTGTCATTGGTTTATCTCGATCCAAGCGATAGATAACATTTTTATGATCTAATACATGTGCTTCTTTTGCAATCTTTGTATTACGGCGATTATTCATCCACTCTTTATATTGACCAAATTCATGTGGACTTAATGAAACATTATTTTTCACTTTCCAAACAATTCGCTGAATTGTTTCTGGAATATCTTTATCAATTTTACTGAAATAATCACGCATGGTAGTAAGTTTAGTTGGATCTTTTGCATCCGTATTACCTGCAAAATAATCACGCATGGTAGCTAAACTAGATTCAAATACACCTTGCCCAATGTAAGCAGGACCTGGAGTGTACTTTTGTCCCACTGCGGCACGTGCGGCTCTACGCCTGGCTCGACGACTACGACCACGTGTCATTGGATAAGCCACTACAGCAATGTCTGCACTTGTTGTGGCACCCGGAGACGCACCACCTTCGTCTTCCATGACATTGCCTTCTGCTAGACCATGCTTCTTCATCAAACTATAAATCTGACTGCCTGGCTTGACTGGTTGTCCAGATTTTAAAAACGCATCAATCATGCCCAATTCTTGTTGCTTGCGTTGTGCAGACGTATCAACAGCAGGTGTTGCATTAGTGTTGCTATCGTCGTCACTGATGTCGTTGGGCTCATAATACCAGCCCATGCCCGGATCATCACTGCCAGTTTTTGCTGGATTATCAAACTTGAAATAGGCAATTTGTGTTTTGCCCCAGTAGCCTTTGAATTCGCCAGTGGCATCATTCATGTCTTCTCGATCAAAATGATCTGCTTCAAATCGACCAAAGAAATCTATACTACGACGATATGACTCTGGCTTGGGATACTTGTAAGGATCTTCTCCATTGTCATCATCTCTGCCGTGCCCATTTGAAAATTCTTCTAAGTCTTTTTTGGCAAAGTTATCATTGTGGAAACTACCAACAATGTACCATTTTAAATCATGATCAACATCATTGTGTTCTACGCCTATTACGTTGACATTGTAACCTCGATCGTCAAACCAACTGTTGGCATAACCCACTAGATTTTGTTTGGCTTTTTCGCCACGTGTATCAATGTTAAATCCATCGTTGCTGACATCAAATTCTTCAAACCAATCATCACCAATGATATCAGCAAGCTCGTCATCTGAGTACCAACGTCCTGAATCACCACTATCACCTGGTCCAGGTGCGAATTCTTTTAAAGTACTTTCGCTAACACCATCTCCGTGGCTGTCATCATGGTGTCCAGCAACATGATGCTCGCCTGGCATCTCTACTTCATCGCGTTTGACATCAGTGGTTTCACTGGCACCAGCAGCCTTGGGCCACTCTAGGCCTTGTCCCACTTGAGCATCAGCATCGTAGTTGTGCGGCTCTTGTGCTTGTTGATGTCCTAAAAATATACCGCCTTTACCAACAGCCAAATCACCTTGCTGGCTTAGTCCATGCCCACCACCTGGTGGTCGTGCGCCAACACGAGCTGTGCTGGCCAAGGTAGACGCCGCGCTTGGTGGTCCACTTGGGCCCGACGGACCACCTAGTGATGCTCCACCCCCAGTAGCGGCCATCTCATTTAATGTTAATTCGCGAAGTTTCATAGATATATTTATTCGTTTGGTTCGGTATAACTGACTGTATTACTTATCATTATCTTAGCCGTTAAATAAAGTACTACTACTTTTAAATATGGGTATATAATTCTAAGGAGACCCAATGGGAGAATTTCTAAAACTAGTGGCTGAAGTAGGCTTTCCAATTGCTGCCGCAGTGGCCGCAGGATACTTTGTATTCTTAACGTTGAAGTTTATTTTAGCAGGTGTTACATCAAGTGTAAATGGTCTTAAGGGCATTATTGGTGCTCTTGACAACCGTGTTAAAACAATGAACCATGACGTTATACGTATTGATACCATTGTAAGTAATGCGCTAGGCCTAAAGCCTGACGTAGACCGTATTGCCAGAGCAGACGGTAAAAATGACGCACGTAGAGACTAAAATGATTGTTACAATTGATCTAACTTGGCTATCAAGTTTATGGACATTATTCCCTTATTTCCTACTAGGCTTGGGTTTTGGAATAGCATTTTATTACATGTTCTACGATAAAAATTCCTTGACTGAACTAGACCGTAAAAAGCACGACCTAGAAGTTAAAAAAGAATGGTTCCGCATGTTAGCAGAACAACAAAAAGAAAACGCCAAGAAGGCAGCTTGGAACTCTAAACTTGGTAGAGCTAGATAATGTTACACTTTGATTATAATTGGGACCTAAGCTTTGCAGGCATCTTACTTGACGAAGAGCTAAACGTAGATAGTCTAGGCTGGTCCAACGGTGATTGTTTCAAGCTTGAAACAGTAAATGGTCGTCGTTATTTGCGTAAGCTAGATCCATTGGTATCTTTTATTGTTGCAGCCAAAGAGGAAATGAAAAATGAAGTTTAAACCACAATATATCTGGAGTGATTTGGATTTAATTAGAAGTTTAATACTTGGCGTAATCATTGGCACAGTATTTGGATTGATACTGGGCTTTGAATTATGGAGACCAGTTGTTATAAATTGTTTTAAGCCACTGGTAGGCTAATGTGAAGCAATACTATATTCTAACATTGGATCCAGAGTTTTTGTCTGTGATTAAATGGATTAAGGCCAACAAGATAGAATTCGACGCACACTTGAATAGAACAAGGTTTTGGGTCAAAGAAGGTGAAGAACAGGCAATGTTTCTTCTAACTTGGGGTAGCGTATGCACTCCGGTACACGAAGATGAGGATTTGATAACAGGGAGAAGATATGGACATAGCTGAAATGATTAACAAGTACGGGTTTCCCATTATTGCCGCAGGCGGCATGGGATACTTGATTTACTACGTATGGGAATGGGCCACCAAAGAAGTCAAGCCAGTGTTGGGAGAAGCCAACACCACGCTGATTGCTCTGATTGACCGTATTCGTATGCTAGACAACGACTTGATTCGACTGCAACAAAAGGTCAACACTACATTACACTTACGTGGCAAGATCATTGAAAGCGAACGTGTATTGGAAGCGCACAAAGTTGATACAGAAGCCGAAAAGAAGTTTAAGAGTGTGATAGACGGCGCCAAAGAAGACAAGAACACAGCGGCAAGCGGCGAAGGTTAAGAGTCCTTAAATATTGCTTTAAGGGGAATAGATGGACGCGGTTATTGTTTCGGATTGTTCAAACGGCGAAAACAATACATTCTTATATCGTTATATTGGGCCATATAAAATTGCCCACGTGTGTCGCAGCCAAGGATACTCAGCACAGGTTATAGACTTTGTAATGAGCATGACGTACGACACACTACTAGGATACCTACGTAAGTTTGTTGACAAAGAAACCAAAATGGTAGCACTCAGTGCTACCTTTCTTTGTCAAGTGCCTGCTAAACAAAGCGATGGCTCCTGGGCTCGTGCCCCAGAGCATGTAATACGAGCCTTACGTCAAATTAAAATAGAGTTCCCACAAGCAAGATACGTGCTAGGCGGCTATATGAGTGAACACTTGGACGGCTTTGGATTCATTGACTGCCGTGTACTCAGCAATGCCGAAGCCATTACAGCCGAATTAATCAATTACCTTGCCGGTGTGGGCGAAGAACCACAGTATAAACTACAAAAGCCAAGTTGGAAGCGGGCCGCTGGACTTGAAAAGATGTATTATGCTCCTCGCAATGCCGTATACAATATAGAAACAGACAACTTCAGCTTCCATGAACAGGATTGTATAGTAGAACAAGAAACATTACCACTGGAAGTAAGTCGTGGCTGTGTGTTTAAGTGTAAATTCTGTAATCATGAGAACCTAGGACGTCCCAAATTAGATTATCTTCGTAGCATGGACTGTATCCGTGAGGAACTGGTCAACAACTATGAACGTTGGGGTGTTACAAACTACAATATACTATGCGACACGTTTAACGATACTGAAATTAAACTACGCAGGTGGCATGAAATGGTCACAAGCTTGCCATTTAAAATTAAATTTGCCGCTTACATACGTGTGGACTTGATACATCGTTTCCCGGACATGGCACACTTGTTGCAAGAAGGCGGCTTACATGCGGCATTCCACGGACTTGAAAGCCTACATCCAGACGCAAGTCGCATTGTAGGTAAAGCCTGGAGCGGTCGACATGCTCGCGAATACATTCCTGAGTTGTATCACAATACGTGGGGTGGCCAAGTACATCAGCATCTTAACTTTATTGTGGGATTACCTGGCGACAGCATAGAGTCCATGGAAAGCACAGCTGATTGGATAATACAGAATCAGCTACAAAGTGCCAGCTTTGGGGAGTTGTATCTGGTCAAGGGTAGCTTTAGACATCTAAGCGAGTTTGAACGCAATGCTGAACAATACGGATACACCTTTGATGACACCAAAATACAGGATGCTCGTGTAGAAAGCGGCGGCGGTAGTTATAATAAGTATTGGAAGCTGGACTATATTGACTTTGAAAAAGCCCGGCTTGTGGCACGTTCGCTGAACAGACGCATAGGTTCCCATGTTGGTCCAATGAATTGGACTATACTAAGTGCGTTATCAGTGGGCATGCCAGAGTCAAAAATAAATGTTAAACGTATACAGTTTAGTCTGGGTACATACGCCACACATAAATTGGCATTTATTCAACGATATTTGACCAAATTAAATGGCATAAGTGCCTAAGGAGATTTATGAGTTACGTTATAGCAACTCTTGTATTAACACACATCACCATTGCATGTGTAACATTGTATCTACACCGCAGTCAAGCACACAGAGGTGTTACGTTTCATCCTGCGGTAGCGCATTTAATGCGTTTCTGGCTGTGGATGACAACAGGACAAATTACCAAGCAATGGGTGGCAGTACACCGCAAGCATCACAGATTTACAGAAGTAGAAGGTGATCCACACAGTCCACACGTATTTGGCTTTTGGCGTGTGCTGTTTAAAGGTGCGTTTCTATATCACTCTGCTAGTAAAGACGCAGACATGGTAAAACAATATGGTGCAGGCACACCAGATGATTGGATGGAACAAAATATATACACCAAGCACAGCCGTATTGGTATCATGCTTATGTTACTGATAGACTTAGTGGTGTTTGGTCTGCCGGGTTTATTAATATGGGGTATTCAAATGATATGGATTCCATTCTGGGCCGCAGGTGTTATTAACGGCTTAGGTCACTGGTGGGGATATAGAAATGGCGAAACTAAAGATCACAGCAGAAACATTGTTCCTTGGGATATTATTGTTGGTGGGGAATGCCTTCATAATAACCATCATTTGGATCCTGGTAATCCTCGACTAAGCCGTCGTTGGTTTGAATTTGATATAGGCTGGCTTTACATAAAGTTGCTGTGTTCGTTTAGATTGGCAACACTTAAACCATCTGTAGCAAATCCTTCAGTAACTGAATCCAAGTAAGTTTTACTTGGCATAGTGCCTTGCAAGTGGTTTCTATTGTCTGCGGTCATAGTGTAAACCCACGCTTGCTTTGTTTCGCCTTCGTGAAATACGTTGGTGTACACACGATTATAAAATACAGGAAAGCCTTCGCGCTGATCTAAACCTGCAAGTATTTCATCATCAATGTCCCAAAGAATGCCCAGCGAGCATCCACCCTGCTGTTCGTATACATTGGCATACAATAACATTTCCCAAGCATAGTTAGGCAATACTGCCGGTCCTAGTCGTACTGCATTTGGGCTCATTTGATTGTTGTTTGTATTCATGCCGTAAGCAAAATATAACACATTAAACTCCTAATAGGTGAAAGTTCTTTTCTATATGGTCCCATACACCAATCGGACTACGGGTATCAGACCAAATTAACTGGGCACTAACTGTTAAACGCACACCCGGGCCCTGTACAACATGGTGTGGTAAATTTGTGCGTAGTATTGCACTAGGCGCATTACTAGATGTAGCAAAGTCATAGTCTGGGCATGTTTCCCAAGTCAATGCTCCGCTATTGAGTTCTTTAATCCAAGGCAGCAACCAGTGTACTGCAATTATCTTTCCAGGAATAGTTTTAACAAACTTGGTATAATTTTCAGTCTTGGGGAACCAACGAATTATGCCAGGTGCATCAGACAACTCATAATAGCTTAACCTGGCCTCTAGTACAACTTCAGTTTTGTCATCCTTTAACTTGGTGCCATCAACATGAATGTTCTTACCATTGTTGTTGGGTGCGCCAGTGAATACTGTTAAGTTTCTAACACAAATACCAAGTGGTTCTAGAAACTTATCAGTCTGCTCTACTGTCTTGGGGAAAAACTCTTTGCAATCTCCAATGGGACTGTATAGTTCCTGGTTGCCTACATCTTGTTTAAATTTTTCATTGAAGTATGCTAAAAAGTTGGCCTTTTCTTCTTCATCAAGCTTTAGTGAAAGTGGATAAAAATAAGAAGGATTGGCTGTAGGTGTACTGTAAGGATCTAGCCAAGTAAGATTTTTAAGGCCCATTGTTATTAAACCTTTGTTTTGATAACGTCAATGGCTGATTGTACACTTGTAATGGCCTGTGCTTCCTCATCACTAATTTCAATGTTAAACTTATCTTCAAATGCCATTACCAATTCAACTGCATCCAAGCTGTCTAAGTCTAGATCAGCAAAGTTAGCACCAGCATCTAGCGTATTTGTACCCAGTTGTTCTTTGATTAATTCGATTATTTGTTGTTCGATTGTCATAATTGTCATGTCTTCCCTTATTTGCTTGTAGCTCTATATGTACCATCCCAATTGGCTGGTAGTCCTTCGTTCATACGCTCTAACATATTTTCATAATAGTGTCGGAGTTCATTATCTTCTTTGATAAGCTTTTCGCATGCCTTGATAGCACGAGCCCAATCACCGCGATAGTATGCAGTTAGATAGATATCGTGCTGTGTAGTGTTGGTTTCGCCAAGTGTAAAGATCTTAACACCTTGCGTCTTGCCTTTAACAGCAATACAATCTAACTCGACGACCGGGTACTCATCCTTGACCAGTTCTGCTGTACGTTGTCCTAAAACAATCTTGACACCATACGGCTTAGACTGGCCCTCGAGTCGGCTCGCCAAATTAACACCGTCGCCAAGACAAGTATAGTCAAAGCGTTGATCACTACCCATATTGCCCACCACAACGGCGGCAGTATTAATTCCCAAACCCATACCAAAGGCAGGAATGCCTTCTGCTGTAACTTCTGCATTAAACGCATCTAAGCTTCCCATCATTTCAAGTGCAGTCTTGACAGCCATGTGTGCATGACGAGCTTCGTCAACTGGTGCATTCCAGAATGCCATTTGTGCATCGCCAATGTACTTGTCAAGTGTTCCGTTATTGTCAATGATCTTCTTTGTCATTGCTGTCATATAACGGTTCATAATCTTAGTAAGTCCCTGTACGTCCTTACCATAGTGTTCGGAGATCGTAGTAAATCCACGAACGTCTGTGAACATGATACTGAGTTCACGTTCATCGCCACCCAGCTGTAATAGCTCGGGATTCTTTTGTAGCTTGGCAACTAACGCTGGACTCAGGTAAGTGCCAAACTGTTTCTTGATCTGTTGCTTTTGCTTGAACTCTTGTACGAATCGTGCAAACAATGCATGACCGTATAGCAGTACTGCGGCAAAAACAACATAGTAGATGTCCCATAGTTGACTGTAGTTTGCCCACAAGTATAAGCCACCTTGAACAACACCATATACTAGGCCACCTAGAACAAATAGTGCGGCCCAGATTGGCACACGTGGCATGGCAAAGATAACAATAGCCGCAATGCCGATGATGGTCAACAATTCAACCATACCAGCCCAAGCAGGACGAGTAGGTGTGTTACCATCGATAAGTGTTTGTATAGCTTGTGCTTGTAAGTTATGTGCCCACTGTTCACCACGCGGTGTGCCAATGATACCACCAAGACCTTCTACACCTAAACCCAGTACAACAATTTTACCCTTAAGATTCAAGTCTTTGCGTGACAGTTCACTTAGTTCATAACGCTTGAATTCTTTGTTCCAACGCAACCATACACGACCGTTGGCATCAGTTTCCACAATAGGCTGTCCAGCAATGCGTACTTTTTCTACACCTGCTTCGCTCATCTTCATTTGATAGCTTTGCTCGCCTGTGTATACACGTAATGCTTCAATTGGCAAGCTTGGATAGTATTCTTTGTTTACTGTAACAACCAAGGGCATACGACGAACAACACCGTCAATTTCAGGAGCCGCTACAGTTGTACCAACACCCTTGGCACCTTGAGCTAGCTCTGGACGTGGACTTAGCGCACCTGGCCATGAGTACAACCAAGTGTAAGGATCGCCACCCATTACAGCTACGCCACGACGAACTGCATCAGGCTTTTTGTTTTGTGTAGTAGGAGTTTGTGCAATAACACTGGGAGTTTTATTTAGAACTTTAGCAAGCTCTGCATCACCGCCTAGTCTATCCTTTTCAGTCATAAGCACAGGCACAACAATGGTGGCCGCACCTAGTTCATGAATACGTTGAATAGCTTGTGCAATTTCTCGTCTGTCCCAAGGCCATTGCCCCAGGCGTTCCATTGACTTTTCACCAATATCGATTACAACCACTTCTTTGGATTGTTCTACAGCATCGCTGGCAAGTAGCATGTCAAAGCCTTTAAGCTGAATGCTTTCTACTGGTGCTGGATTTTGGATTTTTAATAGGATTAGTAGTGCGGCAGTGATTACTACCCATGCTACACTTAATGGTCCTGGTATAAGTTTTAGTATCTTCATTTTGTTAGTATAACAGAACAAGTGGACAAAGTCAACTCAGGGCCACTTAACTCATAATTGGCACAACTTCAATCTCTGTACCGTAAGCATAGCCGTTGTTTTGAACCCATTGAGTGGCCACACGGTTAGCATCACGTTGATTATTACCCACGCCCGAGAATCTATGCATCTCGTTGCCATCATTGTCAATGATCTTCCAGGCTCCTGTAAATGTGCCAGGTACAGCTCGTTGCTGTGCTAGGTCTGTTGTGGATCCTGGCCTTATGTCTGGCTCAATATCAGTAACGCCGGGAATAGGTCTTGGTGTTGATGTGGGTAATTGTCCTACACTACCTGCTGGTACAGGAGCACCTGCTGTGGCACGAATTGGTTGTATAGGTTCAGCAATCTGATCACCCCAACGTCTTACACCAAATTTATTTTTGGCCAAGTACGCAGGCATTCCATGCGGCCCTTGTTCAATATAATCCGTTAAATGTTCTAATGCACCAGCATCAGTTGTTATGTTTGTTGGGACTTCTGCCAATCTTTTGTTTCTATCCAGATCAAAGATTTCATAACGGTTTTGATCAAACCTAGGACGGAACGATAGGTTGTTGCGACTTGTTGGCGTAATGCCATTGTCAAATCGCCACTGTCGCCATTCGGTACCTGCCGCTTCTCTGTTTGATCCATTGGGATCTACACTCTTAAATTGTCCAACAGTCTTGCCAGTGTTTGCATCGTATACTTCCCAGTTGTTTGCGTTGTTGTCATACGGGCGAAGTGCTGTGGCTGTCATTCTATCAAACACTTCAGGATTTTCAATACCCCACTCTTTTATTGCTGTTGACTTGGCTTCGTCTTCTGTTGATGCTACAACTTCAATGCGTTGATTGTTGTACTTGACACTCCACCAATACCTGCCACCTTTTTCTCTTTTTACTTTACGTTGTAATTGTGCTTGACGTAAGAAACTGGCCAACGCACTCTTAGGCAACTCGCCTGCGCTGTATCTAGCAAAATATTGTAGTGTGTTGGTAGAGTCATCACTGGGAGCAATCATCTTATAAAACTTTTTAACATACTCTTGCTTGTGTTTGTTTTCATCAAGTGCAATGTCCATGCCTACCACAAATCGTAATAGTGTGGTTTCAAGTTGATCTATGTTGGCATTTAACCAATCGCCACCTGGGCTACGGAATTCAATGTAGCCATCTTTTGTATTGATACTGGTGTACTTAGATGTAGCACCTGCATGAATAATCTTACTGGCCGCGGTGTCTAAGTCTTGTTTCATGCGGGCCATGACCTGCTGAACTTTGTCAGGTGTTGCCGCAGATTTAATCAAGCTGATAGCACTCTTGGCATACGTGTTGCCAATGCGATCAAACTGTTTTAGAATGTATTCATCACCAATGAACAATGCCAACTTAACAAAGTCCAACTTTTCACGACTAAAGTTAGGAACACTAACGTTCATGTGTAGGCCTGTTGATTCGTTTGTGTAGCAACCTCTGCCCTTGGCCCAGTTAATGACTTTGCGTAAGTCACTGAGCATTTCGTCTACTGGTAGCGGTGGGCTAACAAACTCCAAGCCGCCTTCACTACTTGGATCATCTGGTTCTAAGCTACCATCTGGTTCAACAACATACTTGCCTGGTTCTCTCTTACCACCGTGGTAGTTGTCGCTGGCGTTCCATGGTCGACCAATTGCCTGTCCAAATTCTGCCGCAACATCGCTTGGGGAATCGCCGCCATTATTTTGTCCCATCATGTAAGGCCAAGATAACTCACCGCCTGCATCGTTGTAAATATCATGCATGGTATGCAGGCCTTGTGATTCAAGGAAGTCGCGCTCACCTGGATATTCCCAGCTATCTCGCCAGTTGTCTTCTGCACGTTGCCAATTTTCGTCTTGTGAAGCAATAGCATCTTTGACCATTTGACCTATCATTTCATCTACTGATTCGTCAGCATCAGCCCAGTGATGGTATGCTGGTGTTTCTTTAATACGAACACGTTCTTCTTTGTCGGTACTAAAACTATGTGCTCGATTGCCAGCTTCAACAGCCGCATCTATTTCTTCCCCACTAAGCCCCATATCCTCAAGAGCTTGTCTACGCATTTCATCTCTATCCGCTTCGCCTTCGATGTACGTTGTTACTTCTTCTTCTTCTACATCTGCCCAATCTTCGCTTTGCTTTTCCATAGCATAGTCATCATACTTGCTTTGCAAGTCATTGATGGCATCTTGTACACTACGACGACTATTTGAAAAGTCCCCGTTAGTGAAAAAGTTCATAATATCGTCGAAGTCAACTACACTTTCATCAGCATCAAAGTCTGGTTCCCATTCTTGGTCTTCATCGCTGGCAGCGCCTGGAACAATCATTTCGAATTCCATACCAGCAAGTGCGCCGGGAATTCCTGCAGCCATTTTACGTAGGTTGCTGGGGCTCATGTTGACTTCCATAAGGTCAACATCTTCTATTAAGGGTTTGTTAAAAACGTCACGAATTTTCATAGTACTATATTTAGTTTGACCTTTACGGTATGCTGTGCTAAACTTGTCCTATTAAATATTGCTTTAATTTGGAGATATGATGCATTGGGGATACCATTTGATGTTGGATTGTAGCGGTTGCAAACGCATTGACAGCCGTGAGAACATTTATAACTTTACCAAAGATATGGTCAAGCGCATTGACATGACAGCACACGGCGAACCTGTTATTGAGTACTTGTTGGAAGGTGATCCTAAGCAAGGCTATAGCATGATGCAGTTGATTACAACCAGCAACATCTGCGGCCACTTTATGGAACTTGACGGTACTGCTTATTTTGACGTATTCAGTTGTAAGAAGTTTGATATTGAAACGGCCAAGTCAGTTGTTCAAGAATACTTTGATCCTGCCAAGATCAGAGTCAACTACATTACTCGTCACGCAGATTGATTACTGTCCTTGGTTTACAGTAATCTTAGTACATCCACCTGCGGTGGCACAGTTACTTGTAATTGAGTAAAACTGCTGTGTGCTTCCGCGTTGTGTCAAGCTTAGATCCTGCGCTAAACCTGATAATGTAACTCTAGCCATGTGCCCAGCACTACCTTGTTGAGTAATGTCAACGTTCTTGCTACCGCCGCTTAGGTTAACTTCAGCATAGTGACTTCCGCTATCCTTTTGTTGGATGTTAAGGGAGTTGTTATTGTTTTGTATGTTAACAAACACTCCTTTGCCACCACCAGTGCTTTGTTGAGTAATGTTAACTGTATTGCTATTGCCAGTGACATTTAACTCAGCGTAGTTAACTTGCGTTTGGTTATTACCAGACTGTGCAATAGTAATATCATTGAATGAGCCATTGCCGTTATATTCAGCATAGTTTTGTCGAGTGCCAAATTGTGTTACAGTTATTTCATTCATGTTACCAATCTGTTCAATGTAAACTTTGCTGTCATTTGTGGTACGTCCTGTGAATGACTGTACCTTGGCTGTATTTGTAGAATCAGCATTAAAGGCTGAAGCACTACCTCCACAGCATAATGTATTTGCTGCCGCAGTAGTTGGATCAACAACGGTATTGCTAGTTGCAGTACTTGTGGTAGTATTATTGGCATCATAGAAATAGGTAATCTCGGCAATTTGTACGCTGTTGCCAGCATTGTTTTTAATAGAAGGAAATATCATAAAATAATAAACATAAGCAGTAGAGTTAGTTACTGGTATGTCATTACTAACACTAAATCTATTATTAGACAACGACAAAGACCCTTGCTGAATTAATGTCCATGTTGATCCATCATTTGAGCCGTAAAGTTTATAACTTGTTGGGTCTCGTTCTACAGCATCATTAGCCGTAGTTAATTTAAAACTAGTAACAACTCGACCAGCATTTAATTGAATAGTGACCCCGGCATTTTGTTTGTCAAAGTTTAAGTATTTGGTATAGGGATTATTATCAAACGCATTGTAAGGACCTTCATTACTGGGACTGTTATTGCTAGTAGGTATCGCTCGAGTAATATACACACCAGAGCTATTATTGTAAATTGCTGTGGGGGCTGGTGGCGGAGGGCCCGGTGGAGTTTGTGGTGTTCCTGTTCCTGGCCCGGCATTGGTCACACTCATTGTGCTATTATAGCCGCCTGCTGTGCCTGATGTTGTACCACCTGTGGTACTGGGACCACCGCCGTTTTCGTTGGCAACAAGTCCTGCTGTGCTTTGTCCAGGAGTACCCGAACTGTTGACAATACAGGGATTACTTCCACCCCATGCACCTTGGCAAGCACCCATACCTGGGTTTGTTGTCCATCCTTGAGCATTGTATCCGTAAGCAGGGCCAAACTCTGGGTTATACAATAAGTTGCCGCCACCGTTGAGTTGTAAGGTAGGAGCACGATACCAAGGACCGTAATCACCTGCCCAGTAACTTCCGTCGATGCCATACATTGCAACTGTGGCATAGGCTACGTTGGCACAACTACCACCGCAGTTGGTTGAACTGACTGTTAGTGTTGTCCAAGGTACGCTAGGATCAGCCCAAGGGTTTCCAGGTGCGCCATTTGGGTTTGGTAGATTTCTATTGTAGCTTGAATTTACTGAAGATAATAATGTGCCGCCCGCCGCATAGAATTGTATTCTTACGTTGGCAGTATCTGCTTCGTTTGGTCTACCACCACCATTGTGTGCTAGGGCACTAAATGTAAATGTTCCGCCTTGTTGCATGGCACTATTGAACACTACGTTTTGACTGATAGTTGTTGTCACATAAGCAGTGGCAATAGAGTTATAGTTTGTCTGTGCAAACGCAGTTGAACACAATAAAACTAAAGATAATAAAAACTTTTTCATCGACGTAGTACACCATTGTTTTGTTTAATGTAGATAGTATTGCCACCTCCGCCGCCGGGGCCAATTAGTTCACTGGCACTAGCATCATTATGAACAATTGTAACAAATGTATTGCTACTGTAGCCCTGTGTTTTAACTTCAGAATAGTGATCTTCGTTGCTTCTAAAAGCAATACCTTTACCCCTACTTTGAATATCAGCTCCGTCAGGTATTGTCCATGCTACACAAACACTTGTGCTGGCGTTACAGCCATTTTTGCCCGCTGAAATTGCCAGTGCCAATATACGTGCTTTTTCAATTTCATCTGCTGACTCTTTGACTCGTTGCGCTAAACGTCTGGCGGCTTCTGCTTCAATTTCAGCATCCATTTCTTCTTTCTTGGTACGACCAGTGTTGTCGCGAATCGCACGTTCAACTTCGTATGGCCTAACAAGAATTAAGTTGTTGTTGATTTTGCTTTCTAGTGTGTTAATAATAGTTGGCATTGTAGGTCTGCTATCAAAGCTGGTAACGTATGTTGCTTCAAATGCCTTATCTAATACAACTGTGCCAGCGGCATTAGATACAGAAATCTGTCCCACCTTACAACGGTTTTCTTCTAGTTCGTACTTCTTTTGTTCGCTTTCGTCTTTGCAACTTGGTAGTAATACAACTAGGCTTTGCCCTGTTTCGTCGACAGTCATTGAAAAGTCGGTGCCACGAACAGAAATGTTTGCTGTGGGTGTATTAACAGCAACTTGTTGTGGACTGTTTTTGGCAATTTGGCCTGATGCATAACGTACAGTACCCATTGTTACTTTCATTGCCAATTTACCAGCATCGCTCTTCTTTGGATCAAATACAAAGTCGTCGATTACTAACTTTGAGTTTTCAGTGATTTTAACTTTAGTATCGTCTCGGAATGTGATGTTGCTTGAACAAGCCTGAGTCAGATAGGTATCCATGCTTTCGATACTAGCACCCTTTATGCCTGAGGTTTTTGTTTTGCCACGTTGAACTTCACATTGTGTTCCTTTGTTATCGGACACAACACCAATACTACCGCTGGCAAAGGCGGTAGTATTTTGTACTAACAAAAGGGCTAATAGTAGCCTCCAATACATCGTTTATCTCGCAATGGCTGTGCCAGGATTAACAATTGAGCTACTACTTGTTCTAACAGTGATTGTATTGTTGCTACCTGTTGCGCGGATATCCACTGTGGTATCGTTAGTACCTTGTTGCTGAGTAGTGATACTGTTGAAACTACCAGCAATCACTTGCTTCAAGAAGTGACCGTTGGCACCAGCCGCATCCGTTTGTTGAATGTTTAATACGTTGCTGTTGCCAGTAATTTCAATGTCACTTGTACCATTTGAACTCTTTAGTTCTTTGGTAATCTGGTTTTGATTGCCTGTGATTGCTGTTGTACTTGTAATGTCGCTACCTACTAACTGTTGAATAACCAAGTTATTATCACCTGTGATAGTTTCAGTAACTGTGTTACGAAGGTTTAACGCATTGTTTGCATTGCCAATTGTTAAACTTGTATAGTTGTTGTGACCAGTAACAGTACTTGTATAAACGTTGTTGCTACCTTGAATGTTATACTGTGCTGTGTTGGCATTACCAGTTTGTGTTAGTGTTAATGTGTTTGAACCGCCAGTAATTGTGCCATAGTTTGTAGAACTTGGGGCCGCTGGAGTAACAGTAGTGATACCGCTAGCAGAAACTGCTGTCACGGCTGTTAGTGCTGTACCACCTACATTGTTAGTTCCGCCAACTTGTTCAATGGTAACAGTATTACTATTACCAACTTGTTCGATATAGACTTTATTGGGTCCGGTAGCAGATTGTGCCGTAGCGAACGCACTAACACTTGTAAGTGCTAATGCTACTAAAGTCATTGACAATGCTTTTGTCTTCTTCATCATTTTCAACATAGATAGATTATTTGTTCTCTACCTAGCTCCTGGGCAATGCCCGTTAACTTACCCTTTGTTCCTACTAGGGTGTGTGATTTTTCCGTACCACACACTACACAAGCAAGATCTATGCACAAGCTTTCATAAACAAGTGCTTTTAATAGTTAATTTTTAACTATCGTTTTGGCTTGGACCGTTTGCTTTTTTGTTTTCCTTAGTCCTCACCCTTTCTTTACTTTCACTTAACATCTTTTCCGTCGCTGGACAAGTCCAGCGCGGCGGCGCTGAAGTCTTGGGCGTTAGCCGGGGTTTGTGTCTGAACCAACTCATCTTTCTTCTCCGCTTTTTCAATTTGCGCTGGCACTGGCAGTGCCTTTGCAACAGGCTTGTCCTCTACGAAAGCCCAGTGCCCTTTACGGGCACCTTCATGAATTGTGTTTACCACTGCGGCTTGAACAGCAATGTCAATAGCTTTGTTGATACTTTCGTTGATACTGCCGCCAATTTCGCCTTCAAGTGCAGTTGCGTTTGCTCCTAAGGCTGTACCATCACCCACGAATCGTAGCAGAGTAACTTTATCCATATAACTTAAAACTGTTTTAGTTACTGTTGTTGTTGTTAAGATTTCTCCTGTGTTAACACTGACTGTTCGTAGTGTAACTGTAACCGTATCGCTTTGATATTGTGTGCTGGCACCAATGCCAAATATACGCACACCAGATCCACCTGTTAGTGTGTTACTGTCATAGCCAACAATGCCGCCTTCAACAATGATACCAGCAAACATCATTGGAGGTAAAGGTTTAGCATCTTTGCCTTGATATTGTTCGCGAGCTTGACGAATCATTTGACGCTCTTTAATCAGGTTGTCTAAGCCTACACGTTCTAGTACTGTAAACCAACGTGCATCACCGGCTTCTTGTAAACTCTTGATTAGATAGTTTTCACCACCTTGTGTTACTGCTGAACTTAAACTAGCAATGTTTGGCATTGACTTACGTTGTCCAGTCTTATCTGTAAAACCATAGACTGCAACAGGGATAGGGCCGCCTACTGGTGGTGCTAGTTTGTTTTGTTCTTTCTTTAAGAACTTGCTAGATTCTATAACGGGTTCGTCAAACTGTTTGCCAGTGATTTTCTCACGTAGTGCTGAACTTGAAGCACAACCTGTTAATAGTGCTACTACGGCCAAGGATAATAATGTCTTTTTCATACTTTAATCCTTAAATCTTAAATGCCGCGTATGGCATAACTAATTCTGTATAGTTGTTGGGGTTAATCATGTCACTGATTCTAACAACAATATTGTTTCCAACAATTTTCCATGTAATGTTTTGTCCACCAATGTCAATATCGCCACATGGGCCACCAACACTTAACGGTGTACATGCTGGAGCACCAGTGCTTGAGCCAAATAAGCTGTCACTGATACGTTTTGCTAGTTCACTGTAGATACGTGTTTCTAGATTAGCTTGGAATCTAGCTTGCGGAGTGTTTGCCGCATCACGCTCAGCCGCTGCCTTGATAGCATCTGCGGCTTGTCTATTCTTGTCTTTTTGCTGATCTTCTAACTGTTTAATAGTCAAGACGTGACTACTGTAGCCAATACCACTAAAGGCTGGACTACTAAAACTATGTTGAAGTTCTGCGGCATTTAATGCACCGCAAACCATCATTAATACTAACGTTATCTTTTTCATAGGCTAAAGTAGAGTAAAAATGCTCTACCCTAGTATTTAAAAGGCTGTGTTAGATCGATAAGTGCTAATATAATTATTTTAATTCGCGAGTGCTATGTGTGGTAGACATGGCAGTACGACCCTGTGGTGCCACAGTAGGGTCTTTGTTCTTGTCCACGGCAGTTAGTGCTTCTAACATAGGACCGCTTTCAAAGAAATTACGTGTGTATCCGCCCATGCGTGATGTACGGAATTGGCAAAGTTTGTTTGAACCCTTGGCAACCTTTTCGCCTTCGGCTGGTTTAGTCCAAATTTGAATAGTACGACTATTGCCTTGGTTAACATACTTGACATCAAGATCCAAGTGTTTCATTGCTTCTTGTAGGTTAGCACTAAACTTAAGAATCTTATAGCTACCGCCTGCAATCTTGTCATCTAGTTTGACAATTTCAACATCTTCTAGACTTTCGCCACGAGCATAGATGTTGGCGGCATGTGACAATTGTTTGACTATTTCAGCTTCTTTGCCCGGTGTTTGGTCTTCAATGGTTTTGACAACATAGGGATGAACTGTGTCGTCATAAAACTTCAACAAGTTCTTGTAAATTTGTTCTTCGCCTAGGGCAGGATCAAACTGTGCTTGATATGGACCAATGTCCATGTTAAAGTTAATCTTAAACCACTTAGTCAAGTTGCCCAGTGTTAGTCCACTGAACTGTCCTAGTGTGTCGCTACCAAAAGTTTTCAAGCTCAGTAGGTTAACTTTACTGCCATCAACCTTTAAGGTCAAGTCTGCCTTGGTACCCTTGGCATCTGTAGTGCCATCACTAATAACATCAATGCGGTTGTTGTTTTTATCTTTACGAACTTTTTCACAGCTGACCTGCACACTATCAGATTCGTTAACATACTTGATAGCACTTGAGAATACAGCTTGTAAGTCACTGTCGAACTTTCTAGCATTAGCTTGCTCAATGAAAGCTTCGGCACTACGAGCAGGGATGCGAGCCAAGAAGCTCAATGTGTCTGACTTGGCCCCCGAATCAGGGTATGTAATAACACGTTCAATGGTAAACACATAGTTTTTGCCATCTAACTGGCTTTGTATATGTCCAATCATATCAAGCACTTGTTCGTTGGTAAGTGTTTGACCAATGTTAAAGAACTTGGCACTTACTGCCAGTCCCATAAACAGTTCGGCCAAGTGTCCAGCATTGTAGGACTTCTTGCCTTCTAATTTTGTAAACTCTTTGCCTTTGAATAAGATGCTTAGTGGTTGTAAGCCTAGCTTACCATCAATGTACATTTTAACTTCTTTAGGCAAGTTAGCTTTGATATCACCACTGTACAACGCGGCTTGAAGTACAGGTACTTCTGATTTATCAATGGTAGCAATTGGGTTTTCAAATCTATCTCTGTAGCTTGGGTCAACAGGAAGTTCTGTGTCGGCATTGATTAGGTCAATCAAGATGCGTAGATACTTGCCGTCGTGCTTTAAAAGCTCTGCGGCTGTCAATGACTTTTCACTTAAAAATAAATCTCTAAAAAACATCTTAGTTAAACCTGTAATCGTATTTCATATTAGCAACACCTGTTTGTGCCTTACCAACAATTTCTTGATAAGCATCTGGGTGTGTTTGCTTTAGCTTTGCTAATATAGTCTGTATATTGTCTAAGTCGCTGGCCTTGCCTGATTTACCAAACAAGTATTTTGCAATCTTTTCTGGATGCTTACTCAATGTTTGTGCAACTTCATCGTCAACCAACCCATGCTTAAAACTCCATTTCCAGTTGGGATTAACCGCCCTGGCAATAGCACTTTTAAGTATATGTCGGAAGGCGCCTTTGGCACCTGTGGCAGGTTCTCCGCGCTTTGACCAACGACTGAACTCGCCTTCTCCAGGCTCGGCAATATCCAAGTCTATTTGTAAGAACTCATCAGAACCTGGAATAGGAGCCTTTACAGATAAACCATCGCCGCCTTTTTTAAAGTCTTCATCGCTGAATCCACTGCCTCGTAGTTTGCCTGACAGCCATTCACGGAAACGATTTTGGCTAGCCTTAAGGTCATCGTTAGGATCAACGTTAATGAAATCAACTGGGTCAAGAACAACATCACCATCCCCAGTTGTTTTGTTTGGATAAATGCTACTACCTGTTAGATACTTAAACAAAGGAATGCCCATGCGCTTTTCAAGGTACTTGACTGTGGCATGAACTTCCTCTGTTGTAGCGTCTTGTTTTGTAAGAGGTTTTTTAG